GTAAGTCATTCCATTATTCAGACCTCGTTCCCTCGTTCGCCAGCGTTTTGCTGAAGGGCGACAAGGGCGGACACGAGTTTCACGGCAACCAGCACACGGGCGGTATTGGCGGTGCGCCAAAAGACCCGAACCGTTGGCAAGTGTCGGCTGACCGCTATGGCTCGGAACAATCGTCGCCTTCTTCCAGCAAGCCCGAGGCTTCGGAAGAAAAAATGCCCGATAGTGGTGAACACCCCAAGCGGTGGGCTGAAGCGGTTGTCGCCCAACTTGAAGCAGGGAAACAACCCAACATCAAGCCACACGAACTAGGCATTCTTCTTGACCAAATGCGTGGCATGGGTAAAGAACACTCCACCGTGGACATTACGGAAGTTCGTATTAACGGAACCAAACTTATTGGTGCTGACGGTCTTGGCTATACCCGTGACCAAATGCCCCAAATCCCAGATGACATGAGACAAAAGTTTTTTGACTACCTTGACAAAAAGGGCATTGGAAACTCGGCGGAGAAGGTAGACCCAACAACGCTTCAGCCTTCGCAAAAAGAAATAGCAGGGCCTCACACGGGTGATTTTTACCACGACATGGACGGCAAAATTCCTCAAGACAAAACCATTCTGGTAACCAAGGACAACTATGTTCTTGACGGTCACCACCATTGGGCTGCTTCGGTTGCTGTTGCCCTTGATGACCCTTCGCAAAAAATGTCGGTCATTCGTTTGGACGCCAACGCTAAAGACTTAATTGCCCTTGGTAATAAATTTGATGACGAAAACGGCATTGCTCGTCGTGCCATTGGAAAGTCGTTCACCACCAAGGCGTTGCTTCGTGGTCAAGGCATTTACGCTGTGCTGAAGTCTGATAACGCCATTGCTCCAAGCGCTAAAGAAATTCTCCCAGCGCACGAGGAAGACGAACCAAATTACAAGTCAATTTATGGTCGCCACCAAGCACTCGCCGTTGAACACATTGGGCTGGCGGACGGTCTTGACCTAAAGGCTTCGCAGTTGCGAGCGGACAACAATGGTGCTGATACCCCCAAGTCTCGTGCTTACTCCCAAGCAGCGGTTCTTAACCGACAGGCTGCTCAGGCGCACTTTACGGCTGGAAACCAAGCGGACGAAAACTCTTACTCAACTTCCAAGGTTGAGGGTGGCTGGAAGCCAGCGGTTGGAACACCCAAGGTGAACGCCCGTTATGCCTCAAAACAAGCCTACGAAATGTCACGAACCGCTGACGAGGCAAACAAGCCATTGATGTAACGAAAAACCCCCCAGCCGTAGCCGAGGGGTTTCCGCTCCAGCGTTTGTCGTGTCGGACAACAATTGCTGTTCTAATTGCTTTGCCACACCTACTTGATGTGGTCGGCTGAATGGTAGCACACCCAAACGGGGTAAAACAACCGGAATTTCCAAAGTCTGGTGTAGATTTAGTGCTAGAACACACGAAGGACAACCATGGACAAGAACCGTTTTGAAGCCAATGAACTCCTAAAGGGTTCCGGCGACTACAACTACCGCCCCTCGCTCGTTCCATTTGGCGTTGCTGTAAACAACGACTTTGAGGTTCGTTCCGCTGACCTTTTCCGCCGTGCCGGTGACATCATTGACACCCACGAAGCGGCTGCTTTTGGAAACACCGCTCCCTTGACCAAGGACGACTACGCTGAACTGTGCGAAGCGCACAAGGGCATTGCTGACGGTCACATGGCGCTCGCACTCGCTCTTAAGGCGACCGATTTTGCTGGCAACATTCAGGCTATCTCCGCCCACGAAGCAGCCGGTGAAGCCCACCGCTCCGCTTCCAAGATTGCGGAAATGATGTTGGACAGCGAATTTCCTGCTGAATACAACAAGTTGTACCCCAACATGAGTTCCAACTCGTCACGGCTTGGTCGTAATGCTGCTTGGGATAACGAGCCCAAGAATTGGAACTCAGCACACCGTGCGTTTGTGCTTTCTCGTCAGGCTTACAACAACACGGTATTTGACACGGGAATGTAGTCGTGGAAGGTCACGACTTTACTAACAAGGCGTTGCTGAAGTCCTCACCGCTCATGCCCGTTTCCAAAGCAGCGACCGCCCGTGGTCACCGTGCCAAGGCTCAATGGCACCGTAATCGTGGTGCTGTTTTGATTAGCCACGGCTACCTTCCCCTCGCCAACCTTCACTACACCGCTGCTATGGCGCACGACGAGGCTGGTGAAGCGCATGAGGATAACTCCGACAACGGCTCAGAGCCCGTTTCGGCGTCCAGCGTGGCAAATACCGCCTCGGCTGTTGCTTCAAACGCTGAAGCCTCTGCTGGGGCTTCTAGCGTGGGCTCGTAGCCCCATGGCGTCCGGCTTTACCAACGCCGAACTTCTTTATCCGCTCACCAAGGGTGACAAAGAAGGACACGAGTTTCACGGCAACCAATGGCGCACTGTGGGTGGTGAAGCAAAGACCCCCTCTTCACGCCCACCTGTAGGAACATTCCAATTTTCAGACAACGAAATCAAGACACTTGCTGAATTGGTGTCTAAGGAATACAACACTTCGGGCGAAAAAATTGACGCCATTGCTGTCAATGTTTCCAAAATGTTGGGAATGGACAAACCGGCAACTGTTGTCACTTCATCTCCCAATGGGGAAAAGCCAGATTTTTACCGTGGTTGCGACCAAGAGGGCGCTGAAAGTTTGAAGTACGAATTGGAGCATTACGGCGGTGCTGGAGTTGGCAAATCAGGCGGAGCGATTTCTGGTGCTGGTGTTTACGCCAGCAGGGACATCAATGTTGCCAATGAATACGCAAACAATAAAAACGACGGCGTAGTTGTACAAATGTGGGTAGACCCAGAAGCCAAAATTTGCTCTGGCGAAGAAGCCGGTCGTTTGCTTTACGATTTAAACACTAAGTTTTCTGAAGCCAATGCCCGTGGCGACATTGACAGCCAGCAATTAAAACAATTGCGTATCCTTACCTTGTCTCCAAGTTTTGCTGCTATGTCTTATGGTTATCAGGCTGTTCATACGCCCGATTTTCAGGGTGGTGAATTGGTTGTTTTAGACCGCTCAATTCTTAAAGTTAAATTGCCGAAATCCTAAAGTTAAATTGCCAAAATCCTAAAGTTGGCGAAGGCAACGAAACCTCAGCGCCCTAGATTTCGCTAGGCAAATTTGGAGCCACACCCCACACAACTGCTTTGCGACCCGAGCGCACAATGCGACGCTCTCCGGTGTCCACGACATAGCCTTTCTTGACCAGAGAAACACGGCACGGGCGTTCGCTGTTTCCTTCCATGTTCATGGCGGTACACAGTTCTTCGTCGGTCAGTGCGCCTTGCTTGAGGACATTGAGCATTTTGATTTGAAGCGCAGGAAACTTGTGAGCCACCGACAAAGCAGCCGCTCGTGAGGTGTCGCTATGGCGTTGGTGCGCTGGGATTTCGTAGTTGCTATCAAAGAATGTTGTTTGGGTCATTTCCTATTCCTCTCTTAAGGTTTCCATTCCTCGCTCAGCGAGGCTTACGATTAGGTCGCCAATCATGGAGTTAACTTCCTCTTCGTCATCTAGCGAACCGTCAATGGCACGGTTTACAATAGAACGCTTGTGGTCAATCAGCATGGCAATGTCTTCGTCAATGGTGTTTGCCGTGAGCATGAGCCATGCGGTCACGCTGTCCTTTTGACCAATGCGGTGGCAGCGGTCTGCGCCTTGCTCCATGTCGCTGGGCGTCCAGCCTTGCTCTAGGAAAAGAACATCACTCGCTGCTGTTAGGGTCAGACCCACTCCGGCTGCTTTGATGTTACAGGCGATTACCTTTTGGTCGTCGGAGTTTTGGAAAAGGTCTACCGCTTGCTGGCGCTTATCTCCGGTCAAACCACCTTGGATTTTTACGCCGTTGCTGAACTTATCCGCAACCATGTCTACGACATCACGGTGCCAACCAAACACGACCAACTTCTTGTCTTGCTCTAGGAAATTGTCAATCCATTCCTGAGCCGACTTCATTTTCGCCTTAGCAGCGAGTTGCTTCAAGGTGGTGATTGAAACCAACTGCTCGGCGCCACGGGCTCGCATGGCTTTGCGCCACGCTTCGTTTTGGGCTTCTTTGTCGGTCGCACCGCTTTCACGGGCAAGTTCCAAGGCAAGTTGGGCAAGATACTTAATAATGTCCGCCTCAGCCTTTTTGTATTCCTTCATAATTGTGGGGTCACCCTCAACGAGGACGGTACTCCAAATCTTGGGTGGTAATTCGGTAAGGACTTCCGCTTTGCGTCGGCGCACATAACAACTTGAGCGTAACTTTCGGTTAAGCGAAGCAAGGCTCTTGGCGTTGGCACGACCATAGGTTCCACGGAATGCTGTTGCCCCACCAAATTCGTCCAAGCGATTAATAACCCGAAGTTGGGTGATTATTTCGGTTGGCGTATTAACAATTGCTGTTCCGGAAAGGCATACACGAACTCCGCCCTCAACAACCTTGTCGCTTAACTTTACGCAAGCCTTAGAGCGTTGTGCTGAACCGTTTTTGATGTAGTGGCTCTCGTCAAGAACAATTCCCTTAAGGGGTGGCAGTTTTTCAACCCAATGGGTCAAGATGTCGTAATTGACAACATAAACATCTGCGTCGGGCGTGTTCCCCGTTGTTCCGCTGATTACCTTGACACGAGCGTGTGGTATCCAACGGTTAATTTCACGCTCCCAATTCAACTTCAGCGAGGCTGGGCAAACAACAACCGCTGGGAAGGCTTGCGCTGCTTGGAGAACGCCGATACCTTGGACGGTGTTGTGAGTGACCAAGTAATGCTCAATTACATACAAATGGTCTGGTGCGTCTACGGAAATACAGGTCACGGGTGCGTCGCCCATGGGTTCAATGCTTTTGATGTTTCGGCTGGGGGTGTATTTGGTCGGCTTTTTCCATGCCTCTACTTTGCGAGGCAGTAGAAAGGGGCAGTCCATAAGTTTGATGTTTACACGGTAAGCCAATTCTCCGTATGGTTCACCGTTTTTTGTTGGTTGCTTAGTGTTTCGTCGCACCACCCCACCAAGGCTAAGAACCAACTCCGCAACTCCGTCCGCCAAGTCTTTGCTAATACTGACATACTCATTAGTTCCTTCAGCCCCAGCGTGACCGTCGGTGTCCATAAGACCCCGAAGCAAGGCTAAGCGGTCTTGCGCTGATGAGCGTAAGTACTTTTCGGGAATAAACTTACTGCCGGACTTTTGGCGCAATCCCATAGCGTCAAGTGTGCGTCGTAAGACATTTGGTGAACCAGCGTGTTGGGAGATAATTGCGTAATCATAATTGCCCAAATGCTTCACAGAAAGTGTTGAAGGAATACGCTTGGAAACTTCTTGAACAATAAAACTGTCTGCTGAGGAAATGTGGACTTTCGCTCCACCAATTGCTCCGTCGCCCAAAAGTAGCCCGAGAAGGTACGGGTCAATTGGCAAAGGTTCGTTTTGCCCCTCAAATTCAACGGGCTGAACTAATGGAATTCGCCACTTCAAGTTTCCGGCACCGTCAATCAATTGATTGGCAAGGTCTTTAGTTTCCTTGACGAGCCACTTATCTGGGTTTCGGTGACCATTTTGGACAGACTGAACAGCCCAAAGATGTTCGCCGTCTACAATCGTTTCCGAACCGTCATTGAACGAAACACGGTAAGTGGGAATTACGCCACGAGGGAAAACACCCGTTATGGTTGTAGCCCTACCGTTGGAACCGATAACCGTATCGCCAACGGCAAGGTTTTCAATGTTTGTCCAACCCTTGGGAGTTAGAACTTTGGTTCCGTGAACATTGCCCTTGCCCAGTCCCATTTCGTCGCCAATCAACACGCCACCCGTGGTTGGTTCGGTTTGCGTCCAATTGCCCTCGTGGTGTTCGTATCCCATTGAGCGCATGGCGTAGGCAATACCGGCTCGCTGGAAGGGAAACGGCTGAAAGGTGTCGTTGCCCAAACCATTGACCCAAATTTGAGCGTCTTTTGCTTGCGAAGCGTCAATTACCGCTTGAACGCCCTCGGCTTCGTGAAGCAACTCTTTGGCTTCTTCGGACAAACGAGCCTTGTGCTGTTCTGCGAACTTCAGAACCTCATCTGAACTCTCAATTGGAACAAGCCACGCACGAATTGGTGGTGACCAAACCGAACCAGGCATTTGTCGGACTTGGCTAATCATCTCGCTGTCGTAGTTAAATGACAGTGCGAAATTGCGCCCGTGTACCGCAATGGTCGGAGTGGTGATTACCTCAACATCAGGCAAACGCTGGACATCAAGGCTCATAAAAATTTGGTGTTCTTCGGCAATACGGCGCAACAAAGTTACGCTCGTTTTTGGAATGACCCAAGTTTTGTCGGTAGCGTTCCAACGGCGCCCCTGAATGGTGCGAACAGCGTCAAGAATTATTGGGTTGTAATCAAACTTGATTACAATCTCGCCCTTCTCCAACACTGCTGAACCAGCCCACTCTTTTTTATCGGGCGTTGGTGCTGATGAAAGGATTGCCTTGGCACGGTCGGTAACGGGAATTTTGTTTCGTTCAGCCCATTGGAGAACGGAACCATACTTGGCGACGGAAACTTGCCAGCCCTTAACGGGGCTGTTCCAAAAAGCGCCAAGCGCAACTTTGGGGTAAGCGCTGTCTCCCCATGGAAGGAAAACGAGGACGGCGCCATTCCGAACATCTACGCAACGGACGCCACGAAGTTTGTTTGACGCTTTGGGCTCGGTGATTGCGCTGTAGTCAATGCCAACGGAAGCAAGTTGGGTTTTGTACTTGGCAAGCATTTCCCATACTTCACGCTGAACTTCGGGTTGCCACGCTTCTGCTGGCACTTTCGCAATAGCATTGCCAAACTTTGTATCAGACCCGTTAAAACCAACGCCGTCCTGTGTCACCGCACCGTCATCTACGCTGGCAAGCGCAAGGACTGCTTGAACGAGTAACGGGTCAGTTGGCATACCGTCTTATAATAGCACGGTTTAGTGGTGAAGTGAAGAACTACTTATCTCGGTTGTGGTGCTTGTAAAGGGCTTGGTCGGTCGTGCCAGCCCATTCAGCAATCTTGCGCCAAGTCACGCCGTGGTCACGAAGGCGAGTAACGGTCTGACGACGCTCACGACCCAACTCCACGACCTCTTGCTCGTGCTTACGCATTTGAGCGCAAATGTCCTTGATGTGGGTCAGCAACGAGGCAACCTCGGGGGAAAAATCGGCTTCCAATTCCTTGCGACTTGGCAGTGGGGTAATGGGTTCTTTAGACATTGTGGTGTTCTCCTTGTAAGTCACAGTGTAGTGGGGTTTCCAAAGTCCGGTGTTGTGTAACGGGGTTGGTCGCAGTATCACCAATAAATTTACGGAAATAAAACTTTTGTCGTATTGGCTTCTGTACGCCAAATTTTACACCCAATACTAAGTATTGGAAACCAATCTTTACCGTGCTACGAGGAAGGTGGGTGCTGTTTAGTTTTTGTTGAAGTCCGGGTTGGAAGGGTGGCGGAGCCGTGCCTTCCGTTCTTCGTTGATGTGCTGTTCATGGAACCATTCGCCGGAAACAAAAAAACCACGGACACGACAAATAAGGCAATGACCGTAATCGTCGGGGCTAGACGAGTTTTCAAATTCGTGTTTTTCCATAAACGACAGTCTATCAACTATTGTTTAGTTGTCAAGGGTTTTCCAATGTACTCGTGAAGGTACTTGATTAGCAATCTTGTATTGGTGTGATTGTCAATTCCAATGCGTCCTTGCCGTACAAAGGGGCTAGGAAGGTCAGTTTGAGGACGATACCAGCATGGTCGTCTATCAGCACCCCAGCGTCTACCAAGCCGTCAATTCCGGCTTTGGCTAGTGGGAAACACGCACCAACATCTTGCCTGTATCTGGCGTTCAGCACATAAGGTTGGACAACAACTTCTATTTGCTCCATGTGTGGAACCATGGCTTCTTGAGCAAGGTCGCAAAACGCTTGTCGCCACTCTTTGGTCTTTTTTGCCCTGACCATGTGGTGAACCGTTCGCTCTTTGTTGAGCGTAAAGTCGGGGCGTTCCTCGTAAGTCAATGTGTACGAGTTTTCCATGGTAATTACAAACTAATTACTTTAAACGGCGCACGGACTTGGGTTGTGTGATACGCAGTCGCTTTTAATGCGGTGGTGAGCCGGTCTTTGCCACTCATGTTTACCCCTTGTAGGGCAAACAAAGCAGACATTGCTGATAGACCGCCTGCTCCAACCGCACCATAAGTTTCACGGCAACGAACTACGGAAAAATCATTTCCAATAATCCAAACGCCAGATGTGCTGATGACAAGTATCTGCGTGTCATTTTCTGCTTGCGACGAAGAGTTTTCGTTCCACCATGCTTCCAAGTGGTCACGCAGTTTGTGGGGGTCGCCAATTGCGCTTTCGTACGCAACTTCAGCGAGGCGAAAACCGCCCGAGGCTCCGAGCAGGTAATCGTCGGTTTTCCAAACCTTGATTTCGGTCAAAACAACGCTGTCCTCATCAAAGGCTCCGCTGTCGCCACCTATCCACGCTTCTTTAGCGTTGTGCCAACCAGCAATTACCGTCATACAAAAAGATTACTAGCCATTTTGACTAAACGGGAGTTTGCTACAAAACGGACGGATTTGTAGTGTGGGCTTTTGCTACCCCGAGGGCTTGGTTTTTGCTGAAGTATCTGCCGTCTGACCAGCCACACGAACATTGAGGTTCGTACAGGGTACGGTTCATCATTGCTGATTTGTACTCAATAACTTTGACTTCGTGATTTGACGGAGCCGTTGGTGAAGCCTTTTTCTTGGGTGGCATTAGATGTTGCGCTTAAATAGTTCCCAATACCGTGTGCCACGGTTGTAAGCGACAATCCATTGGTCGTAGCACAAACGACCGTTGCGGTAGCCGTGGCACTCCCAAATCGTTCCAATTGGTGTTTCCCACGGGTCGGGCAAATCGCATGGGTGAGGTTCGTAAATAAACGAGCCGGTAGGACGCTTGGTCTCTTCAGCAACTGCTTCTACCTTGGACTTGTGATACTCCAAGTTTTTCTTTTTGCTTTGGCTATAAAGTGCCTCTGCCTCGTTCTTACGAGCCATGTACTTTTTGTAAGTGCTGTCGCTTAACATTGGTTTTCCTTCTAACTGCGCTGCGTTCGGTATTGTGAATACTAACCGCTAAACCCTCGTTACGCAAGTACTTTTCTGACAAATTTGCTCTTGCGACCATTTCTGCGTACATTTCTAACCTTTCATCACCAGCCATAATCCCGTGGGGGTTACGGTGTAGATGTCCTTCCAATCTACGAACCAACCAGCATAGCGGAGCGCCTCGGCGGTCAAAGCGGAGCAAATCCAAGTCCCGTTACGACGGGTGCTGATGAACCATTCTGGGGTCAGAATGTCCAAGCCGATACACGCAATGCTCATCAATCCGTAGGGGCTTCCCAATTGGCTCAGGGCAAAGAGGGCAATTTTTTTGGGGTCGGCTTCTTCGGGTGGGTGGACGAGGTGAAGTTCCTCGGCGTCGGGGAAAAGCGACGATAGGCGGTCAAGGCGAACGCCCCTGAGCGTTGCTTGAACAATCAAAACTTCTTCGTAGGTTGCGCCCGTGCTGACAACAATGAAGGTGTGATTGAAATCACACGAACGGAATTTTAAGTATTCGCCATACCGAATGAGGTGACCCATTGCTCCATTGGTACGAGCAAAACCAATGTCGCCAATTTTAATTTCGTTGGGTTTTAGATTTATCACGAAACGCCTTTCGCACAAAAGAGGATTACTTCAATTGTACGAAGCGTTTGGTGATTTTAAAATCTTGGCTACTCGGCGTCGTCGCTTCCGCCAATGAACTTCAGCGTCGCTTGCCACATGGCTTTATTGTGCTGTAGTTCTTCCGGCGTCATCTTCGCTTCAACCTCACGGCGAATTGCGTCATAATCAATGTTGTCAATGTCTATGTTGCGTTCTGTCATTTTGCCAATCTCATTGTGTAGTAACTAGGTGTTCCAAATTCTTTGTAGTTCCAATTATCCGGTGCGTAGTCTGGGTTCCAAGGTGAAACACTCTCAACTTGAAATCCCAACTTGCCATACAGGGCAGGTAGGAAGTTACCGAAGCATTCTACATAGTTCACGCCGTACTTGTCAATAGCGTGGTTTAGTATTTTTAGACCTGCGCCCTTTACCTTGCTGTCGCTGAACAAGGCGGTTGCTTCAACCCGACCGTCCCCGTGGTCGTGAACGAGAACTCCGGTTTTCCCGTCTTTAGAAATTACTGCGGTCATTTTTCCGGACTTCATGTCATTCATGGTGTAGTGATTTACAAAAGCGGAGTACTTGCTTCCCTTAAACGCTTTTTCAAACTGTTTTTTAAAATCACCATACGAAGCCACGCCAAACGAAATGTATTGGTTTCCCCTGAATGGGTGACCCTTAAAATCGCCTTTTGTAATTGGGTACAAAAGTTCGGTGGTGGTGAAGCCGGAAGTCATAATCCCAGATTACTATTGCTCCCAAGAATTCTTGGTTAAGCCAAGTTCGTGTGCTTTTTTGGGGTTATCTTCAATCCAGCCGTTTAACCAATCGCAAAGAAGAATTATTCCGCTCATGTCTAAGAGGTTGGCGTCAGTGCGACCGGCTCTTGAGCGTGAGGTGATTTCGTGACCGTTGATTGCCCCAAAACATTTATGAGGGAAAATTTTTTGCCCTTGGCACTTCCAAGTTTCACGCTTTCCAAAATGGGCGAGCATGGCTTCTTTGCGTTGCTGATTGACCGATTTGCGCCTGTCGCTCATTGGTTTTAACGGCGTTCGCTTCAAAGTGCTGGGCTTGCGCTCAATCGGCTTGCGCTGAAGCGTCTTGGTCTTTTGAGCCGAAGCCCGACAAGACTTACAACGGGGCAAGTACTTGTCGGGCTTGTCTCTACGGGCAATGAACTCGCTGAGGGGAAGTATCTCCCGACACGCCCCACAGCGTTTGTTGTTCATTAGTTGCTGTTAGCAATGGCAATGTCGTTTGCCAAGGTGTTGGTGTCGGTGTTGTACTGCTGACACGCTTGTGAGAAGGCGGTCAGGTCGTAACTGTTTAGCGCCTGAAGCCCCGTGGTAGCAATGTTCTGAAGGTCGTTTCCAACCGTCTGAATGTCGTTGTTCACCGCACTTGACGGCGAGTTGGCGTTGTTAATCCAATCGGTTGCGTCCTGAGACAAAGTTGCGAAGTCAGAGGTCGCTGCTACTTGGTCGCCGTTCGTCAAGTCAGCAGCCGTCGTGGTGTAGTCACTTTGCGTCTGAGAAATAATTGGCAAGAAAGTTGGCTTCCAAGCGCTCCACTGCTCGGAAAAACTTTGCGTCGAAGTGGTGATTGTTCCACCACCGCCGTTTCCGCCCGAGTTGTTGTTGTTGTTGTTGCCACCGCCACCGCTACTTGCGATTGCGATAACAATTACGACCAGCACAACGCCAATGGCAATCTTGGCGTTCTTGGAAAGTGAGTTCCAAAAACCGGCGAGGTGTTCGCTTGACTTTGGCTCCACTGTTGGGGTTTGGTTATCTGTCATTGCTTGCTTTCTGTTCATGCCCGAAGGCTTGGTGTTTCAGACTGTAGCACAGTTGAGTATGGCAAAGCAACACTTCCTGCGCCTAATTCAAAACTTTTTTGAAGGACGATTTCGCTGTCTTCTTTTTCTTTTAACTCGTTGTACATCTTGTTAAATTGCGCTCGCACGGTGGTGATGTTTTCAGTTTGACAAATGTGTTGGTAACCGAGCGCTTTAACCGTTTTGCGAATAAGTGGGTGCGACCAACTTGGTCGGTTTTCGGCGTAGATACCGTAGCGGTCGCAAACATCATTTACTTCCGCCCACGCTTCGCTCGCAGTTGGTGATAGCACACCAGAAACTTCAGCGCACTTTTTGCGTATGCCAGCAATCGTTGGAAACTTCTCCGAGGTCAAGACCCAATCTTGTACCGCACGCATTGCGACCTCAACGGGAATGTCTTGAAGCATTGCGTGGTACATCTCAATGGTTTCTGGCGTGGTGTTCCAAACCGGAAACGCCGACTTCAAAATGGCGCAAATGGTTGCTGTTTCTTTTCTGTTCATCAATTATCTCCGTTCATCAAAAACTTTTCAATGTCGCTGAATTGGCGTGACACCCGTGGCTGTTCCGCTTCCGCAACTCCAGCGCCTTCACTTAGGTAGTCCTCGTATCGCAAAGACGAGCCGTAGAAGGTTTGACCATGAAGCGTGTACTTGCTGTCCTCGCCACGGCGAGCCTCGGCGTAGTTCTTGGTTGCTTCCAAAAGGGTTTCAAGCGATACGCCAGCACGGAGCCGAGCGACGACCTGCTTGTACGCTGAAGTACGCCCGACCTTGCGTGGGTACTGCGACCACAGGATTTGAAATTCCTTAGCAAAGGGTTGGGTTTTCGTGGTGATACCGTCTGCCGAATTTTCGGCTGACGAAGAGTTACTCACATCAGTACTTTCTTCATTCAGTACTTTCTCTAATTCAGTACTTACTATGTCTACGGGTTTGCCGTTCACGGTTGAGCCGGATACGGTTGAGCCGTTTACGGCTAAGCCGGAAGCGGTGATGTCATCAAAAGGCACAGTGCTGACCTCATGGACAATGCGCTCCACCTGAACAAACTGACCCGTTTCGTCGTGCGATTGCTCTCTGGTGATGTAGCCAGCGTCCTCAATCTCGTTGAGAATGCGATACACGGCGTCACGCTTCGCCTTTGTCTCTTTGACAAGCGCCTTTACAATCACCTTCCAATGGTCTGGCTTGCTAAGCAAATACGCCAGCATTCCACGGGCTTCCCATGAAAGTCGGGGGTCGTTCAGCACAGCATTTGGCAAAACTGTGTAGTTACTGCGAATAGCGGACGGTGTTCTGCGTATCAAGGTCGCTCCTTGGCGGTTGTCTATTGGGGTCGTGAGGATACACCATTCATGGTGGTGAAGTTAGGACGCTTTATAACGCCCTGTACGCTCAAACCCCGTCCATACCATGGCTAGGTACTCGGACGGGGTTTGAACGCTCAAAACGGGCTGATTTGACCGTCTGAGGGCAGATTACGAGGGGGCAACCTCGCCCGTTTCCTCAACCTCTTCAATCTCAGCAATTTGACCCACCAAATTGGTGGCTTCGTTGAGACGAGCCTTGGTGAGGCTGTTCACCTTTGGCAATCCAGCCTCACCCCAAGCCTTTGCCAATTCACGGCGCTGGGCTGGGCTGAGCGAGCGAATACGACCGTCAAGAACATCACGCTCGGTGTCGCTGATGATTGGGTCGCCGGACTTCAGCCAGAGACGGAACTGATTGGCTGCTTCCATTGCCTTGTTGGGGGCGAACACTTGGTCAGCCAAAGCCTCGCAACGGGTCTTTCCAATAATCGTTCGGTGGTCGGTGTCCATTTCAAGAACGAGGGTGAACTCGTACTCAATGCCGTCACGCTGTTGCGGAGCCATTCCGACTTTCTTGGGGGCGGTGCGACCACGCTCGTCCTTCTCCAGCGAGTACTCCGTCTTGGAGCGCATGGTGGTGATGATGTGACCGTTGAAGGCGAGGATTGCGTCCACCATTCGTTGCTGAATGGGAGTAGCGGTGCGCCAGCCAGCGAAGGAGTTGCCCTTTGAGGCTGCTCCGGCTTGCTCAACAATCTCCAGCAAGCCACCCTGTCCGTTGTAGAAGTGGGTGAGGCTGTCAATCACGAGGACTGCGTAGCCCTCTTGCTCAGCGACCTTCAGAACCTCAACGAGGCGGTCGGGGTGATACGGGGCTGACATTGACAGAGCGTCAAAGTCAAATCGGTCTGCGTATAACTTTGCGCTATCACGCTCGGTGTCCACAACCGCAATCTTGCCACCTTCAGCAAGTTCGGTTGCCCATGCCAGAGCCGAGTAAGTCTTACCCGAACCTGAAGGGCCTGTTACGGCAATGCGAGCCTTTGCTTCGGCTTTCGTTGCTTTGGTGAATAATGAACTCACAGTGTTACCTGCTTTCTGTCTAACCATTATCGGTATCGTCGGGTTCACTATAGCAACTCGCTCAACCCCTGTCCACCATTTTCAAAAAAATTTGAAAAGGCTTGTCACACCCCGTTCGTACACTTTGGTGAAGTTTGGTATTGGTTACTAAACCGTGCTACACTTTCGCACCAACAAAGGAGAATGAAAATGACTGATGAACTCACCACCCTTATCGACTACCTTGCTGACGCCGGACAACCAACTTCATTTGTAGACATTGCTGATACAAAGTTTGCTATCAACAATGACGACGAAGCGTTTTGGGCTATGCGCCGTCTCGCCATTGCCCAGCGTCGTATTGACGAGGTGAAGCGACAGGCGCAGATTGAACTTGACCGTATCAACCGCTGGGTCGCTGAGAACTCCGCTTCTGCTGAGCGTGAGATTTCTTACTTTGACAAGGTGCTGGGAAACTACCTTGTTCGTGTTCGTGAAAACGACACTGACGGTCGCAAGAAGTTGGACTTCCCCGACGGCACGATTACGAGCCGTGTCACTCCCGACAAGGTAACCGTTGAGGACGCCGACGCTTTCCTTGCGTGGGCTGAAGCAAACGGTCACGCTGATTGGGTTCGTGTAAAGCGTGAGGCTGATGTTGCCACAATCAAGAAGGTTGTGGACTTTAGCGACGGAGCGGTGATTGACCCAATGACGGGTCAGATTGTCGCTGGTCTTTCCCGTGTTGAAGGTGGCGTGTCGGTTACGGTCAAGGTGAACGAATAGCCAAAGGTTGTGGTGCGGACGACAGCACTACAAAGCGAAACCCCCACCAGCCCTTAGTTGGGTCGGTGGGGGTTTCGCAATTTGGACGGCGAACCGCCTGCGTGGTGAATGCTACTTAGTCAGCGAGGCTGGCTTGCTGGCTCCGAGAACCTTGTTCAGCACGGGAAACTTGGCTTCCAAGACATGAGCGAGGGTGCTGTATCCGGTAGCGACCGCTGGCGCAATGTAAGCGTACGCCTGCGTAGCGTCCAACTTAAAACCAACCTTAGCAGCGACCGAAACCGCTAGACCAACGAGGGCAGGAACAACATAACGAATGACCGTCGCACTGACAGCCTTGGGGTCAATCTTGGGGGCGGAAAGTGGGGAATTGGTTTGTGGGGTTGTCACTTTTTGCTTCTTTCTTTAGAGTTTGCTCTAATTTTTCCTCGGCTTCGGCACGGTGCCACCCAAGGTGTCTTTCAACATTATCTTCAATCGTATCAAAGCGCAAGTCCATGCGAGCAAAAGCGAGGTCAATTTTTTCAAAGCGAGTTTCAATGCGGTCAAACTTTTCCTCAAAAGAACCAATGTGCTGTTCAATTTTGGAAGTGTCGTCGTGACCTTCTTTGCGACCACGGTGCGCTGAATACCAACCAGCCGAAGCAGCGAGCGTTGCTGGTATAGCGGTAATAATCGCACCAATTACATACGGTGGTGTTGAACTCGCTGGCATACCCCGATTTTAGGGCATGGTTTAAAAACGGCGGTGCTAGTTGGCAATTCCAAGGTCGTGGATAACCACTCTTTGGAAAATGCCCGTAGCGGTTGGTGGGGTTCCACCCGTTGCTGAAACTTTGGCAGCGAAATACCAAACAAATTGTGCGTTGGGATAGGTTCCCGTCCAACTGTATGGATAAGTTCCGCTGGTGTTGGAGTTAGACCAAATTGTTTGACCGCTTGCGGTATAAGTTCCGTTGTTTACCGTTCTGCTGTTCATTTCATAAAAGCCAGAGGGCGTTATAAAACCACACGACAATTGGTGGCTGGCAGTAAAAATAATTGGGGTTCCTGAAGATTGCGTTTTGTAAGTGTTTTGCGACAAAGTGATTGTCTGGGTTCCGGCTGAGTAGGTTCCAACTGCGGTAACGGTTGTTCCGCCGGTAATCCCGTCAGCAGTTACGGAAGCGCCGACGCCGACACCCGAAGCACCCGTCAATCCTGTCAATGTGACAGTTGTGGAGTTATTCGCAAAGGTTCCGCCAAAAACATCAGACGGTTCAGCGTTGGTGATGTTGAAGGAGAAGGAGCATTCTGCTTTGTAAATCCGATTGGGCAAAAGTTGCGTGGTGATTGCGGTTCCGTTTAATTGCGTGACAACATTTGGAACCGAAATAACAGTGGTGTCGGTAAAGGCGCCATGACCAATAACGGTGTTGGCGGTCGGAACTCGGTGTCCGTCATTTCCGTTTACGGCGTCAGCCAGCTTGGAAACAACAAAACCGTCTTCTCCCGACATTGAAACCCAAACGGTGTCGCCAAGATTTGGCGTGTAGGTGTCTACAAAGCGAATTCCGTGAACGGGCGCCTCGTCACCAGCCAAGTTAATGCTCAGCGTCGGTGCGTCGTGAGAGTTGCCGTTCCAATTTGGGTCATAGCCAATAACCGTTCCTTGGCGCAAAACATCATTGGGGGGAAGGTGAAACTGACCATTTCCCACCATTGAATTGGCAAGGTCACGGAAGTTAAAGTTGCCCGACATTAGTAGCCCTGACTGTACTCAGCGACACGGATAGCGTCCTGACGACTACCGACACGGCGAACTCGTGCGGTGATGTTCATAGGCGTTTCCAAATCCAAAGGAATGGTCATTTGGTCAATGTAGTGCGAAATAGAGCCAGCGTTGCTGGCGTCCGCTGGGTCTAGCACAATGGTGTTTTTGCGATACTGACGCTTGGGCTTGAAGGGCTGAACCGAAATTGTCGTTGAGCCTTGCGGTGCGGTGTGCGACAAAACAACAACTTCTTGCTCATTGTTGGTGTACAAAACCATTTGCGAACCAGCAGGGTACGACTTCTTCAAAGGCGTGACCGTTATTTTGTTAATCACGGTTGTAGCGGTGATAATTGGAAAGTCTGCTGATAGTTCGGTTACAACGCTTTCGGGTCGGTAAATGCCAATGCGCTTGCGTCGCACACGAATAACATCACCCGTGTCCAAAGCAGGATTAACAACGCCTTCCATGGTCGTTGCTTCTTCTCCACCAACAAACCAATTCAAATAAGTATCCGCTGCGTTTTGTACTTCCGCTTGTGTCGTAAGTTTTTTGCGACCGCTTTCACGACCGACCACACGACCAAACTCGCCCTTGTAATAAGTTGGTGAAGCAGGGTCGCCGTCATAAGCGACAGCCTTAACCGGAGTTTTGGTTCCGGTGTTTTCTCCCGTCGCAATGACATAGTTCACAGCCTTGCTGTCATTTAGTTTGCGGTTGGCGGTTATAAGAAGTCCGCCTTCGCCGTCAAAAAAGTCCCAAACGGGACTAATGGTGTTTGGGTCGGGAATTGGTTGAAGTCGGAAAGAACCGTCGGCGTCCACAAAAAGTTCGGCGCCAATACTTGCTGCTAAACCCGTGATGTCCGTCCACGGAGAATTGGAACCCGTGGTGCTGATAGTCATAGAGCCCATAATGACGGGTTTGGTCAGGGGCTTATTGGCGACGCCACCAAATTCAAATCGTGGCTCACCAAATACAGACTTTCTCCCATTGCCCCAGCGGTCGTTAATGAGAAGTTTGATTGCTTCGTGTACGCCCGTCGCAATGTAGGTTTGCTCGGGGGTGGTTGCTGAAGCCGAAACGGGAACGGTGTACTTTGACTTCCAAACAGTTACCGGAGAAGTCCAAGCGTTTTTGGCAATGTTGGAAGAAATGTCAGAGCCGTCCACGCTAATGGTGATTTGTCCGTCCGCCTGTTCATCAATAGAAACCGAATTAATGCGGAAAACCCCAAGTGGCACAATTTCGTAAGCGCCCGAACTCGGCGCCATAATTTCACGAGAAAGCGGTGGCGGAGTGTTCGCCAAATCGGTTCCAATGTTGTCAATGTTCCAGAGAACACCACGGTATGCGTAAATGTGGTTTCCGTAAATACTCAGTGCGTCCGTAGATTTGGTCGGAACCAAAGTTGCGTCGTTGGTGGTGAAAGAAATTGTGCGCCGAACATCTTGGCTGGTTCGGTCAATTTTAACTTCGCCACTCGTAACCGGAATGTTTCGGAAGGTTCCGTCAATAGAAAGCGCCTTCAAAATCACCATGGGTCGGTGAGAGCCTTGAAGCGATTGTAAAAATTTTTGACTGACGGGGGAGTACATAACTAACTTCCGTAAGTGTAGCCAAAGTTCGGTGGCGCAGCCTCTACATAGTTAATGGTGATTTCACGGTACGGCGAAGCAGCGGCGTTGTGAACAATGCTGACATCTTGGTTGATGAAGATGTACATACGAGTACTTTCAACGGGGTTGGTAAGAATGAGCGTTTCGCCCTTATTGACAAGCGACATGAAGTTGTCAAAGTTTGCGTTGTCAGTCCAAACAACCGTAATACTTCCGTCTCGTCCTTGAACAATTCCCGACAAGGTGATTGGACGGCTGGAACCAAGTGGGTAGAACACGCCAGCAGGGTGCTTTTGCGTGTCCGTGTAGCCCGTCTTGACAATCATTGGGTAGCGGAGCGTGTCATCACTCGTGCTGGCAAGCCACCAAGTTGCGCTCGTCAGGTTTGGCGCAAGGGTCGGCTGGGTGGTGACACCGCCAATGGTGTAGTTGTTTGCGGTCGGGTCGCTCGTGAGCGAAGCGGTCGCACGGTAATAGGTGACCTTATTCGGGATTGCTTCGTAGTCGGTAATGGTGGCTTTGCCGGACTTGTCCGCAATCACAGAAGCGCCGTTGCGAAGGGTCGTCCAAGTCAGCCCGTTGTCTTCGCTACGCTCAATGCGGTAGGTGTACGAACTGTGCGAGGCGCCAATGTAGCCGTCCTCGCCCCAATTGAATACCGCAACAGGAGTTCCGGCTGATTGGCTGGTTTGGAGTTCATCTCCAAGACCGGCGGTAAGCGAGTAGACACGAACGCCAGAAGCGTGAGCCTTGGTAAAACCAGGTGCGCTTACAGTCACAGTGTTTCCACCCGTCCACGACGGGCTGACCGTAATCGTTTCAGCGTTGGAGCCTTGGTACTCAATGGTTAGTTGCGAGCCAACCCCCAAGCCTGCGATTGAGGCAAGGGTAATGGTCGTGTCGCCAGCCTTGATTGCTGAAAGAGTGTTCGTCCAAAGGGTGTTGTTGCCACTTCCATAATGAACTTCACGAGTTCCAAAGTCGCCCACGGGGTCAAAGACATACAAACTGTCGCTTCCAGCAATTGGCGTCGTCGCTGGCACCGAGAAGGAAGAAACTGCGTGGTTTGGTGAAACAGTAATGCTTGTGCCAAGCGTGGGGATTTCCGTTGAAGCAACCGAGTTGTTTGCGCTGAGCGTAGGAACCGTCAAAGCCTTGAACATGACACCCGACAGACCGTAGGCGTCTCCCGAGTTTGCGTACTTCCATTGGAACGAGCAAACAGCACGGGTTGCGCTGATTGTCAAAGTGTTGTTGGTTGGGACAACCAAACCGTCAATGAAACGCACGGGTACAGATGTTGCGTTTACCGAAACGGCGCTGGTGGTGGTGAACGCAACCCCTTGAGAGTTGTACAAAACCGTACCGGCGTTCAACGGAATGGTTACGCCACTTCCGCCAATCGTAAATGTTCCGGTTGAGGTGGACAGCGAGGTGAAGTTGGTCGTTGTTCCGATAACTTGATTGAGCGGAGCGGTAGCGACCATGGCAACGGGCGTCCAACCCTGACCCCATGCGCTCGTGGTGGTGTTTAGGGGTGCGCCAATCGTGACAGAGTTGGTTGCTCCAGCAGTGTGACCATTGGCTCCAAGGCTCTGGTTACCGTACGACGACTTCAAAAGGTTTCCGATTTCGTCATACCAATCAATGCGAGGTGCGAAGGTTGGCGTACCCGTTCCGGTGATTACCTTGGAGAAGCCAGCCAAGCCATAAGTGGTGCCAGCGTTTACGAGGATTGGATTTTGGTCGGTTATAGACCAATTGGTTGGGTAGGTGCTGATTTCCGCAATGTCGGTACCCGTACCCGTACCCGTAGTGGGGTCAGCGAGCAGTACATTTTCGCCAAAAATCGTTGGGTATTGGAAGCGAACGGGAGTGTAGGCAGGGAACGAAAGTTTTGGCGAGAAAGGCTTGACGGGAATGCTCGTTGAGCCAGCAGGAATAACCATGTTGGCGTAGGGCGTAAATGTTGCGCTGATGTTTGTAAGGATTGGCGAAGAAGGCGTGGTACCCGTTCCGCCCGTAGCGCTTGAGTATTGGGTCGCTCCGGAAATTTGCGCTCCCGTGTTGTCGCTAAAGGTGATTGCGTAGCCACCCGTAACACTGGTCTTGCCAAGGACGGTGGTGTTGGGCGAAAGTCCAATGGCGGTCACGAGCGAGCCGGTAACAGAACCAGGGTCGCTTGCGAAAAACAGGGCGTTAAAGGTTGATTGCGTGGTGTTCGCCGTAAAGGTCGTACCCGTCAAGTTTCCAATTACGCCACCCGTAGCGGTCGTTGGCTGGGTTACAAAGTCCACAACGACCGATTGCTGGGTATCAACATCTGTAGTTTTGCTGTGTGGTGTTACTACGGTGCGAGTGTATTGACCGGAAGAAGTTGGGGCGACCGCAGGAGTAGTTCGGGTCTTCTTAACCCAGAGGTAGTCGCCGTTTTGAAGTTTCTGGTGAGAAAAACCCTTCTTGTCGGTGTACTTGCCCTTGAAGTGAACAATCTTGCGACCCGTGTACTGAACGGGTGGCTTGTAACCAATCATGGTGTTAGCCGGAATGATGAAAGAACTTCCGTCGCCAACTTGCCAACCGTGAGCAACGCCAATTGGCTTGATGTTAATTGTGCTGTCGCCCTTGTGCCAAGCCTTGGTAAGTGTGACATAAAGCCATGGTGGGGTGATTGTCTTGTTCTTGATTGGGTCTTGGAAACTGTCGGTAGCGAGGATTAATTGCGTTCCTTCGGGAATGTAGTTCAATGAAACGCAAGCATTCGCACTGTCCATTTGAATTGACAAGTTGCTCAGAGACTTGTTTACCGAAAGTTGGCTGACGGGCAAAGACTTAGAACCAGCAATTTGCTTATTGGTGTAGCCAGCGGTAAGCGTGGTTGCGTTGTGTGCGGTGGTGTCCCAGACATCAGTAACGCCGGAAATCACCATTTCCACCGTGGCGGGCCCGATTGTGTGAGCAAGGTCAAGCGTTTTTGCTGTCGTTTGGGTGACGGTGGTGCCGTCCGCCGAAATCTGGTTTGCGCCACCAGCAACACGCCAATGGTTGAACTGAAGAACAACCGTTGAGCCAATGTCTTTCTTGGACAAAAGGCGGTTGGGGTCGTAGACAATACAGTGATTGGTGTTGTCCTTGTCTGCGCCTTGCGTTTGCGTGTAAACAACAAGTTGCCCGTTTACGGGTGCTGAAACAGCAGGACTTCCGCCATTACTCCAACGCACAACCGAAGGCGAGGTGGTTGTCCAATTTGTCGTGACTTGGTGCTTCCAATCAATGGTTGCGGTTGAACCAACATAAAGGTCGTCTTGGAGCCCGAAGGTTACCGTTGAGCCGACAGCGTGAGATGTTGCGGTGGTTCCCTTGTAGCCACGGGTAACAATGGTGAAGGTGTCGCCATTGTTGTTGCCGTCCATGTTGTTAGTGACAAGGATTTTTTCCGTTCCAATAGTCACCCAGAATTTTCCGGAAGTTGGGAAACCAAGTGCGTCAGAAGCCTTGCTTGCTGAACCGGAAACTTTAAATGTTCCAAGACCCGTGCCGGAAAGCGCACCTTGCGTTAGAACATAACCAACCGAGCCAATGGGCAACGAATTGATAATTACATTTTGCGTAAGTGGTGATGACAGGGCGTTACCACCAATGAGCGCCTTTACGGTTGTTGAAGTCGTGTCATTTGAGGTGACGCCCCACTGACCAAGACCGCCAGCGAAACCGCCGTTGTTGGCACCGAGCAGATTGTCGGTGCTTTGAACTACCAAGGTGTTTACAGCGTTGGTTCCGTCTGCGTAGATTGACATGATTGGCGCAGACGGTTGTTTTGTCGTAACAATAAGCGACTTGTTTTGCCAATCGCCCCACCATTGCTTCTGGTGAAACTGTTTTGCTACACGGACAAAAACCCAATAAGTCTGACCATTGACCCACGGGGAAATGGTGTTGCCGTTTGCGTCGGTAAGGACAAGGGAAACTTCCGAACCGTTGTCATTTCCAGACGAGTTCCAAACTGGAGTGGATTGGTCGGGTGAGAAATCCGCAAGGTTGTAGGTGAAGTCGTCAAAAATCTTTACTTCCCAACCCGTTTGAGGTTCGTTGTCCATGTCCGAGTAGTTCCAGAAAATGGAGTTTGTCGTGTCTGGCGAAATGATGAGGTTGTCACTTGGCGAAAAGTGGATACTGCTAACCGTTGGTGCTGATTTGAATTCGGCACGAAGGGCAATTGAGCGGTAGGCAACCGACTTGCCCTGTGGAACTTTAACCTTGAAATGGAATTGAGCCCGAGAAACGCTTTCAGCAGTCCACTCGTTTCCGCTTGGGTCTACCGAGCGACTTCCACCAAAGTAGTTAGAGAAACTTGTTGAAGACGAGCCCGTAAAGGTGTCGGGAGCCGTTTCCTTGCCCGTAGTCGGGTCAATCAAGGTGATGTTGCTCAGGTCGCCACCGTTTACCGCTCCAAGGATTGAGTAAATTCCCTGAACATTATTAATGCGAGCAGTGCGCCACGATTGACCGTCAAACATTACAAACTTGTCAAGTTCAGGTCGGTAAGTGGTGTCACCAATTTGAAGGCTTGAGGGGTACTTGTAGTAAACCAAACTCTCGCCGGAGTTGTGCTGATACACGGTTGGCTCAGAAAGGTTTACGGTGTAGTAGCCGTTGGCTGACGCTGGGGTTGAAATTGGGTAAACAATTTCTTGGGTGGTTCCACTGCCAAGCGCCATTGGGTACGAGGAAGTGAAGAGTGTGCTGTAAACCGAGAAGGTTGATGAGGCATTTGTGGTGTTCGCAAAACCGGAAAGAACAACCGTCGTGCCGGAAATGCTCTTTACAAAGTAGGACTGCGTTTGGATTAGGTCGTTACTAAAGACCTGCTGACCAACGGTCAAACCGGATACCGAACCAGAGAGGGTAATGGTGTTGGAGAAAACGGTGGTTGAAGCGGTGAAGGAAAAGCCAACCGTCTGACCGTCAAAGGCATAGTTAGGAACAAAAGGTTCCACCTCAATGGTGATTGCGTCTTTACGGGTGTAGCCAGCGGTTGTTATTTGTAGCGTTTTGGTTGGGTCTGAGTTTGCGCTCAAAATTAATACTTGATTTGGTGAAAGGTCGTTGGCAAGACCGACCCCAATGACTGCGCCAAGGGCGTAACTACCGTCCGCATTAACCGGAACGCCGTTGGTGGTGCTGGTAGCCAAATAATTGTAGCGAGGCACAAACGAATTGACAGCAATGCTCGTGTCGCCAGCGTTAGCGTTTGCTGATGTCGTTAGCGTTTGCTTGTAATCGCCAAACATGATGTTGAGCGTCGTCCCCGAGGGAATGTAACAAGGCAACGGCGTGGTTGAGAATGAGTTGTAGGTGTTTCCCGTAGCCAAGTTGCCAGCCACCGTAAAACTTTGTGAAGTCTGTGGCGTGGTGTTCGTTAGGTTCTGGGAAAGAGTAATACTTGACGAGCCCACAGCGGTAATTGTTGCCCCAGCAGGAATGTAGGGGTTACCGGAAACCACAGCACCAACCGTAAGGTTTGCGACCGAAGGCATGGCGGTAATGGTGTTTCCAACAATGGTCGTACCCGTAAAAGTGTTGCTGAGCGTTACGGTCTGGCTTGACCAAGGAGTGGTCGTAGCAATAGCCTTGTTAAGCAAAACCTCGTATGTGTTTCCGCCAGCACCGGCTGGTTGAACGGTGGTGATTGTGGTTCCCGACTGAATGTACGCATTGGAAGCGTTGTCAGAGACGGTAACGCCCGTCGTAAACAACTTGTCAATTTCGGTGTTGTTGGCGTAGGGGACAATGATTGAGCGCCCCGTGTCAGCGGTAAAGCCAATTGCCGAGGTGATTGTTGCGCCGGTCGCAGCGGTAATGCCGGTCGTCGTTCCCGAAACAACAAAGGTTCCAGCGGAAGCACTGACCGAAGCAACATAACGCCCAGCAATACCGCCACCCGAGGCGGTGGTGATTGGCGCCTGAACCTTGATGTAGTAATCAATTGTGTGACCGTTCCAAGTTGGGTTTGTGGTTCCGACCTTGGAATAAGTCGTTCCGTTGCTCGTTACGGAAACAAGGGTTACGGTGGTGTTCGTTGCCGTCGTGGTAGCAGTAAAAGTAAGCGTTGAGGTTAGGGCTGGGCTTCCAAAACTCGTCGGGTTGGCGCTAACGGTAATTCGGTTATTGGTGGCGTCTACTGCGCTCAAATAGGTGGGCGAAGCCATGCCCGTACCCGTTACAACCGAGCCAGCGGAAGGAAGGACGCCAATTGCTGGCGTTCCTGCTGAAGCGGTGTACGAGCGTGACGAGTTGATAACCGTTTGAGCCGATTGACTGTTGGCGTAGTTGTACTTGTTGGTGAAGGTGTCACCGGCTGGCACAAATGCCGTTACATCATTTGAAAGCGTAACCGTTCCCAAGGAACCATTGGCGGTGTGCGAAGCAACCGTCGTGTTGGCTGGCACTCCGGTACCCGTAACCGTCTGACCCGTACCCAGCGAAGTCGGAACCGTGCTGGTCGCAATGTTTCGGGTGCTGAAAGTTCCGGTGCGAGAAGTGTCGCCCGTCAAGTAAAAGCGTGGAACCGAAATGCTCCGATACCGAACATTAGTCGGTAGGGAGTTGAGGTGAATTGGCGTGAAGTTCGCATGAGCGGATTGGGTTGCGCTCGCCAGCGTTAGTACTTGGTTGTATTGCGTCGTGCTTCCAGCAATCAACTGTTGGTCAATGCTGGTGACCTGTACAATCTCTGAACCGACACGAACGAAGAACGGAACCGCTGGGGGCATTTCGCCCGTCATAGCAATTGGCAATGAGGTGACGCCCGAATTTACGCTTCCAATCAAGCGACCAAGTTCTGGTGGCAAGTAGGAAATTCCGGCTTGGAAAACACTTGGGTAGGAAGTTCCAAATCCGCTGTTGTCAGCAATAGTCAGCGTTGAACCGCCAGCAATGGTTGCGCTGGTCAGGGTCGTAGCAATGTTTGGTTGCCCTTGGTTACCAGAAGCAAGCCAAGGTTGTCCAACGCCAATTTGGGTTTCAGCAATAACAGAAAGGTCGCTCGTCAAGTTTGAAGCGACAATTGCTGAAGTTGCCTTGTAATTGGTTTGTCCCGTGGTGCCGTCGTAAACATTGCTACCGTCGGGGGTGCCAAGAACGGGAGTATTTTTGGCGTGATTTACCGAACTTGCTGAAGCGTAAATAAAGTTTGGCGAGTAAACGGGTTCGCCAGCAATGTGGTCGTATTGGAAAGATTGGTCGGTGTCAAGGAACCAAATCATGGGCGCCTCGGTGGTGTCGCTTCCGTCCACGGTGCGACCAATTGATGTTCCGGTGTTTACCTGCGTGTTTGCTGGGCGAACAATACGCACCATTTCTTGCGTTTCGCCCGTTCCAATTACAACAATGCCACGCTGAACCGTGTCGTAAGTATTTGGGTAAATGACCCATGGGGTCAAGTTGGCAAAACCAGCGTAAGCAAGCGTGTCAAAGGTGTAGTTGCCGTATTGGTTTTTGTCGGTGCTAGACCAATTTCCAAGAACCGCAGTGTTTGGCAAAGGATTGGCTATGAAGGCTTGCGAGGTCTGAGCCGTAATGTCGGAAGCAAGCGTTGTTCCAATTGCTGAACCCAAGGAGTAAGGAATAACTACCTCTTGGTCGCCAACCGAGGTACTTCCAATGTATCGTCCGCCGGTAAGGTAGGAACCAGCAACGGTGTTGATGTCGTGCCAAGTAATTGGTGAACTTAAACCTACGACACCGGCTCCCGTACCCGTGGTGTTAATTGTGTCAATCGTGTTTCCGTCAAAGAACTGATTGTCGTATTGGTAAATGTAATTCTTGCTGTCACCATTGGCATAAGAAGAGTTGGAGTATGTGTAGGTTCCAACACTGCTAAAAATTTCAAAAGTGTTATTGAGTGGATTGACCGAATAAACCTGCCACGACTTTTGACCGGAAGTTCCCTGTGTGAGGCGAATGTTAAATGGCGTCGCTTGGGTGGTGATACCCGAAGAACTGTCAAGCGTGATTGTCGTGTCGGTAAAGGCGGTGACATAGTGACCAGCGGTTCCGTACCCACCAGCACTGATGTACTGACCAACCTTGATTGGAAGGTTCAATACACCGCCACCAGAAACGGTCAAAACCGCAGAACCAGCAACACTCGTGACACCAGCAATGCTGGGCGTATGACCCGTTACCGTCCAAGTCCAAGGAACCGTGCTACTCCAATACGGAGTGTAGTCATCACGGAAGGTAAGCGTTTGACCAGCATAAATGTTGCTGACATCATCTACCGAAACCGTATAAGCGTTTGACCATTTGCTGTTCAAGGTCGCCTTGGCGTTAGCCAACTGACCGGCGCTTGGGGTTCCGTAGTTGTTTGTGTTGGCAATTGTAAAACTGCTTGTACTTGGTGAAGTTGCGACAACCCATGTTCCGTTATAGCCCGTTAAACCCGTCACATTTTCAATGGTGACTTTTTGCCCAACAACCAAACTGTCACTCGCAGTTCCAATCGTTACCGTCCACGCCGTTCCATTGGAAGTGATGTTGGTAATGGTGTATTGATACGCAGTTTCGTATGCGTCAATTGTGGTTGGCGTCATGTTTTTAAATTTGGCTACCGGCTGATTACGGTAGTGGGCAACATTGACGGGGAAAATTAAATCACGACCGTAACGGGAGTGTAAATCGTCAGTCGGGGTGTAGACAGCGGAGTTTGCCGGAAATGAAAAGTTGGGAGTGAAGGCGTTTACCGAAAGCGTCGTTGTCGTAGCAGGGTTAAAAACGGTTCCGGAAGCAACCGTAACTTCTTGATAGTTATCACCATAAACCAGCGCAATTTTGTCTCCGGTGTTTACGGAGCCCAAACCCCACCAATCTTGGTTGTAAATACTTAACGAAGAAACGGTGGAGCCTGCTGTAAGTCCCGTTCCCAGCATTACCTGACTTGGAACGGCGTAGTACGGGGTGGTGAAGTAGGAGCAATCGTACTGATTGGCTTCTTGGTTTAAACGAACCAATTGGTTGGTAAGCGTCGCACCATACGCCGTTACAAACGGGTCTGTGTAGATTGCTGAAAGAGACGAGTAGGAACCTGCGGTTTGCGCCGTGTCAAGCGTCAAAACAGCATTGACGCCCGTACCCGTTATCGCCGTGATAATGGCATTGGTGAAACCAGCGCCCGAAATGGTTTGACCGACAGCCAAGCCATAGTTGGCTGGGTCGGAAAAAGCGGTTACGGTTACTTGGTAAAGGTTGCCAGAAGACACAATTCCGTTAAAAACAACGGCTTGGTTAAGCGTACCAGGCAACGCACGAGCAGTAGTCGTGCCAGCAACCGTTAGGTCGGTGGTGATGACGGTGTTGCCACCCGAAATGCCGGTAATTTTTCCGGCGTACCAACCCACAGCAGAGTTGCCGTACAAACTGTGCGAAACAAAAGTGGTGATACCAGAGCCATTTGTTACAACGGTAACTGTTTGACCCACCGCAAAAGAAGCGTTGGCTGAAGAAAGCGTTATTGCCGTTGATGATGTTCCAACGACAACTTTGGAAACAAGACCTGCGTTGGCGGTGAAGTCGGGCAAAAGGTTTGTAAGTTGAGCGAGCGCCTCGTCTGAACCACAGGCGTTTACATACCAATTAGAAGCGCCACCGTTGAGGTTGTCCGGAGTTGGAACATTTACATTCCCATAAGTATCCGTGTATTGCGGTGCTTCCAAGGAAGTTGAAATGCTGTTTACATTGTTTGGAAAAGCAAGAGCCAAATTGCTGTTGTCTTGGGCAAAAGGCTTGGTAGGGATTAGACCAGCGTTGCGAACCGACGACCATTCGCTTTTTCCGTTGTCCGTGGTGATTGCGTTAAAAGAAAAAGCAGGATAGCCAGACTTTTGACCTTCCAAAGCAACAAAAGCGTCGCCGTTGGAGAAACCGCTGATGTCATTGACATAGGCGGAAGTTTCGCCTATTTGCGCTTGAGGAACACCAGACACAATTCCCGTGTTTCGGGCGCCGAGAGATTGCTTAGTCAGGTACGACCAGCCCTTCATAAGACGGCTTAAATCTTCAACATTCGCAGCGTAATAACCAGAGGTTGAGCCGGAAGTTGGTGAAAGAACGGTTCCTACCGAAAGTTTGGTGAGGTCATTGAGCGCCGTCTCTTGGGCGCTGGCGTTTACTATTTCCCAATAAGGATTGCTGTTTGCGTTTGAGTAGTCGGGGTTCGCAAAGTACGCTTTCATAAGGCTCCGTACCGATACTATCCGAGTTTTGGAAAATTACCTACCCATTGACTTCAAGGTGCGGTGAAGTTCTTTGAACTGCGCTTCAACATGGGTCTTGATTTGAGCCGTAGTCGCAGCGTCAGCATTGCCGTGAATGACAATGTTTACGGCGTTGGGGTGAACATTGAGGGTGTTTCCGCCACGGTTGTTCATGCCCTTCAGTTGGTTAGCGGTCAGCACAGCCTCGCCAGCCTGAAGAATGGCTGGGACTTCACGCCCAGCAAGACCAGGCACGATACCGCCGTTGTGACGCTTTACGGGGGTCTTGGGGTTGCCACCAATGTGTTGAATGGTGCTGATGTGGACTGCCGAGCCAAGACCTGGTATCCAGCCGGTGGCGTCGTTCCAAATACGAACAAGCAGATTTACTGCGTCAATAAACCCATTGACCAAACCGTTCCAAATGGTCTTTCCAAGATTGGTGATTGAGCGCCATAGCCCCATAAACAAACCAACAAGCCAATTAATACCAGCCGAGATTTTGTCCCACACCCACTTGAAACCTTCGTAAACGCCCTTCCATGCCAACTTCGCAGCGTCTACGATTGTGTTCCAAACGGCTTTCATTATTGTGACAAAACCCTTCCAATGCTTGACTAGCAAGTAAATAAGGGCAGCAATAGCAGCCACAATTGCGGTGATTGCCAAGACGATTGGGTTTGCCATGATAAAAGCAAACATTGTGGAGAGTGCCGGAATAATCGTTTCGGTGATTACCGTCACAAAAGCGGTTCCAACGGTGCGAATAATCATAATGAAGTTTGACCCAAACGCTTTGACCAAGGAGCCAGCCTTGCTGAGCGCCGAGCCAAACTTGCCTATGTACTGTTCCGCTTTAAGGAAGAAGGCGCCAAACTGTGAACCAAAACCACCACGCTGGGCAAGGACGCCAGCCAACTTACTGACAATGTTGCCACCCGTGCTGATTTTTGACATCAACATAATTTCTTTTAGCGCCTTAAACTTTCCAATCAATCCGGTAACCATTTCTGAAGCCATGGTGATTGGCGTAAGGAAAAGTTTGCGAGTGAACCATACTGCTGCGAGGGCAACCAGCACCGGCTTAAGAGGCCCTAGATTTTGGACAATCTTGGTAATGCCCGTTAGCAACATGGTGATGAGCGGAGCAAGACCCCTCACAAGTTCGGCAAAAACCTTGACAAGGTACACAATGTCCGGAAGGGCAGCGACCAGCAGTGGTGTTAATGCGATTAACAACTTTGCGGTAGCGGTTGCCAAATCTGGAAGGATTGGTGCGAGGGTTACAAATGCCTGAACAAGGTTGTTCATCAACTCGCCAAGTTTGCCGTTCTTAGCCATGTCATTGAAGGACTGAGCAATGCTGTTTACAGCCTTCATGAGGTTGGCGTTAATGGCGTCTCCAATCTTTTGGAAGATAAGAGCGAGGGGGCCTAACTTGTCTTTGGTACCCACCAACTTTTCAAACGCCTTGGAAAGTGGCGTTAATACAGCCTCTACCAACTTAACAAGTGGCGTAATGATGTTAAGAAGGGCAGGAATGACCGAGTTGGTCATCAGGGTAAACAACGGAATAAGGTCTTTAAAGATGTTACCGAGTGCTGAACCGAGGGTTGAAGCAACGGTCGCAATGGTGGTTCCCATGAACTGAAGAACCGGCATAAGAGCCTTGACGGGCTCAATAATTGCCTTAGCCAACTCATCAAGAATTGGTAGCAAACCCAATCCAAGCGACTGCCATACGAGCGCCACTTCGTTCTTCAGCAAGTCCACGGGGCTCTGGGCAGCGGCAGCAATTCCCTGCGTGTGCTTTCCAATTAACTGAATGGTCAAGTCCTGAGCCTTCAGCAAACCACCCGACTTTTCCAAAGCCTTAATACGGGCTTGTTCGGCTTGCGACAACTGAAAGCCCATGCGCCTCATTGAAGACATTGACTTTGCTGGGTCAGCCAGCATTCGGGTCAGCATTCGGGTGGTTGAGGTTATGTTGCCACCCGTAATCTCGGCAATGTTAGCAGCGTCGCTCAAAACGGTTTTCATTCCGTTCTTCATACTGCTGGTCATGGTCACCAAGTCCTGATTGGACATGATGAAAGTTTGCGCCTGAACGATTGAAGCCTTATTAATACCGTTCTGGAGCGACAACTCCGTTGCCATGTTGTCAAGTCGCTGTGAGTACCAACGAGTTGCGTTGGCGTCACCCGTCAATTGGTATTGCTTTTGAATACCTTGGTTCTTGATAAGTTGCGACTGAACCTTTTGAAGGTTTACAAGTTTGGAAGCACTGTCTACAGCCTGCTCAATACCGACGCCGACCGCTGTTAAGCCAATGGTTGTCTTAAGGAAGTTGCTTACATGAAAGAAGGACTGCTTGACTTTGCCAGCAGTAATTTCCGCAATGCGCTCAACATCAGACATTGACGATTTGAAGTTGGAGACATCACCTAGAACCTTTACTCTGATGTTGCTCATTTCTCACCGCCTTTCTCTAATGCTATCCGCCGTTTTGCGCCTCTCTCATTGCTTGCTCTTGCTCGTAAGCCCGTAACTTCCAAACTGCTTGCCACTCCACTACCTCTAACGAGGAAATGGGGCGGTGTGCTGGGGAGCCTTCTAGTAACTCGCCAACGGTACGACCTAACTTCTCTGCTAGTTCAAAGAGGAAGCGACGGTCGGGGTTGGCGAGAAATCTTTTCCCATTTCGTCCACGGCGTCCTCGGTCATACCGCTCAACTTCATTGCGATACTCGCAATGGTTTCTACGGCGGCTGCTGACTTTGCCATAAGAGCGTCACGGTCGCCCTCGTTGAATACCTGCTCGCCCGTGTCGGGGTCAAAGGTACACAGAATTACGAGGTCGGGGAGAACTTCGTTCAGGTTGAACTCTCCGTTTGCTGATACAGCGTTAGCAATCATCTTGGAGCGAGCCTTGGCGGTCATTGACTTGACCATAACGCTCACGCCCCACTGCTTGACTTCAACGAGTTCGCTCTCAATGTCGTCAGCAGCGAAGATGATGTTTGAAAGATTTGACATCTGGTGTTGTTTCTCCTAACTAGGGTTTACCTAGAGTGTAGTCGCTAATTAGAGAGAAGAACGAGTAACCGCACCCGTGACCTGAAGTTCAGCGTCAAAGGTGATAACACCCGAAACAGACGACTTGAGGTCGTACTTGGTAAGAATGGCGTTACCGTAGTACTTGACCGAAGCGTTGGCGGTTGAGCCCGTCTGGAACGCACCAGGGTCGCTGACGCCGTACACAAACGGCACAAAGTTGCCAGCGGTGTTCTGGTAAGTCTCAATGTCAGCCATAACCTTGTCAATACCCGTGGCGGTGCCGTCGTAGTGACCGGAGAAGGTGACCGTGTAGGACTTCAGACCCACAATGAAGGTCTTAACGCCAGCCTGCGAGAACGAGGTCGTTTCGGCGCTCTCAATGGCGGTTGGGAAGCCAATGTCGTTGATGTAGGGCGACAAGTTCACCATGGGAAGGCAAATGCCCGAAGAAACCACCTGCGAGGTAAGAAGCGTCGCAGCCGTCGTGCTGGGCGCACCGGCAACAACAAGGGGAATACCGCTCACAAACAGACCGTAGGTGCTGGCACCAATGGCAGGCTCGCCAGAGATGTTCGCATTACCGTTGGTGATTACCAGCGAGGTCGTCGCTACCGTACCCGAAGTCGCAGCCGTTGCGAGGGTTGAGGTCGTGTCATAGCCGACAGCAAGAAATGAATTCTTACCGTGCTGGAAAATTGGGGTAGCCATTATGGTTCCTTCCTTAGTATCGGGCGAACCCGAAGTAGATTGTCGCTGAATTGCTGGTTGAGCCCAGCGGATAATACAGTCTTGTGTACTGCTTAATTGTACCCGTCAAAACCAAAACGCTGGTTCCGACGGAAGTTACAGGGGTGCCGAGGTCTACCCACGAAACGCCGTCATCAGAGTGCTGAAGGCGAGCCGAGATAGTTCCCGAAAGCGTAAGAAGTCCAATAACAACCAATCCACCATTGTTGGTGGAAGAGGTGTGCGCCCGTGCTGGGGTCGCAAGGGTCGTGGAGCCGGTCGCAATGGACGAAGGAATGTATTGACCCTTGCCGTGCCAAACGCCACCGTCGGCTTGAATTTCGGCGTCAATAGCAACAACACCGGAAACGGGCGACTTCAGGTCGTACTTGGTTTCCAATCCACGAGCCATGTAGCAACGGGCGTCGGGATAGGTCGTGCTGGTTGCTGTTCCACCGTCAGGAAAAGCCACCACAGCGTCGTCCTTGTCGCTGGCAAAGGCTTCGTTCATGATTGCGTCAATACCCGTTGCTGAACCTTCGTACATACCGGACATTGAAAGGGTGCCTTCGCTCAAGCCGACAATGTAGGTCTTGACGCCACCGTTTTGGAAAGCGGTGGTTTCGGTCGCTTCGGTCGCACGGCTAATTCCGAGGTCGTTAAAGAAGGGCGAAAGGTCGTAAGTGGTGTTTGCCGTGGGGTTGGCAAAAAGAACCCGTGTGTTCTTACCGTGAAGGAAAGTGGGCATTAGTTAGCCACTTCCTCGCTGGGTGCTGAAGCGTCGCTCTGGGCAGGGGCTTCAAACGGGGCGTCGGAAGGAATGATGTAGCCGTCGGCAAGCAACCAAGAAATGCTCTCACCAGGCAGGTCGCTGACAACGCTACCCATTGGGGCAGTCTTGCCCGAGTAGGTGATGTCAGACTTGTCGGTGACAAGGTACGATTGCGTCTGTGCCTTAGCCATGTATACCTTTCCAAGTACGATTGGGCTTACTACCCAAAAATCGTACCATTGAAAAACAAAAACTCCCCCTCTTACGAAGGGGAGTGTTTGCTGGTTTTGTGCTGAACGACTACTCGTCGTCGCTTTCTTCGGACGGGTCTGGTTCAAAGTTGGGCTTGCGAGGACGCTTCTTCGGAGCCTTGGTCACTCGGTCGGGGTAGAAGAACCGAGTGGTGCGGTTGCCCTCAATGCCACCGTAGACGCCGACCGCAATGACGGTGCCTTCCTGAACATGGACTTCGTTGAAGGTGAACGAACCACGCTCGTCCTTGACCTTGACCGGCTCACCAACTTCAATGCCGTTCCATTCAAAAACCCGTGTCCACTTGGGGGTGTGGTTTGGGGTGGTGATTGTTGATGTCCTGCTAGTCAATTGCTCTCCTTGGTCAGTTTTCTTACATAAAAACTATACCATGTTTTAGTATCAATGTCAAATCGTGAATTGTTCACCACATTCGCAAATGCGGTACTCGCCCGTTAGCGTTGATACTTCAATGGCATTTTCGTGGCTACAGCCCTGTTGCTCTTCTTGCTCTTCAACATCAGCAACCTGCTCTTCGTTCGCACTCATAAGCATTTGCTCCACAGCGGTAAGGGCGTGAAGCGCTGCTTGATTGGCAGACTTTGCTGATTGAATGCTCTTGATAACGAGGTCTAGTTGGTTCACGGTTGTGGCGTACCGTCGCTCATGGCGTTCAGGGTGACCTGAAAGTTCATGGTGAAGATTGGTCGCTCTACGGCGTCGTACGGCATTGGGTTCGGCACACCAAGCGGTTCAATGCGAATGACATTTGGAAAGGCGGAGTTTGGAAGACGCAAACCAGCCAAGGTGTTCCGAATTAATACAGCCCACGCATAAGCATTGGGATAGTCCTCACGCAAACCACGAAGATAAACCTGAATGCGAGGGTGTTCCATTGCGGACACAGCGGTACCCATGGTGAATGTGGGTGGCTGACCTTCGTATTGCTGGACGACCACTACGGCGTCGGGCGCTTCGGCTGGAATGCGACCAAGGAATAAATTTGCGCCAAGGGTAAGACCTTGCGCCCCGTGGGTTGTTGGTGGGAGCGCCGTTGGTAGGTAGGCGCCAAATGCGTCTAGAAGTGTTGTCATTGTCGGCTCATCAATTCGTTTAGTTTGTTTTGAATGTGATTTTGTAAAACACCAATGCTTCGGGAAAATGGAATTTCCAAATACTTCGCCTGCGTTGGTGATTTGTGTCGTGCGTTCAAATCTTCATGAACGATTAAAGCGTAGTCTACGGCACCACCGCCATACTCAATTTCTGCTTGCGGTGGCTGATTGGCTCCGAGTTGTGGGTGGGTGAATTTCCCCGAGGCTCGTAGCATTCCCGTATCCACGGGAACGAGACGCTGGCTTTCCTGAAAAACCTGCGACATGACATCATTAATCGCTTGCTGAACCGTGATGTTTACCTGCGTTGGAAGTAGTAAGAGTTTCTTGACATCAGTTAAGTCAATGTCCACGGTGACATCTAAAGACATGGTGATACCTACTCAAAGTGAAGCGTCGTGTTGTGCGCTCCAAATTGGTCGTTGTCGGTGGTCACATCAATCAACACGGGGTGGCGCTGGGCTGGCTGAACCTCGGGAACGGTCACACGACTTTCGGTGGTGATTTCTGGAAAAACCCCCATGAGGTAGGCACGACCAGAACTAACAACATTCCGCCCTTCGGCGTCCGTCAAAATTTTGGCGCTGTATTCCAAACGGCAACGGTAGGTAACGGGGGCGCCCCATTCCGCTGCTGAGGTGACATTGTGCCGACCGTATGCGTCAAGAACGGGCTCACCCACGGCGTGGGGTGGCATTTGTCCGTCGTTGCCCACGGGGGTGTAGGTGTTGATTGGCGCTGGGTTTTCGCAAATAACGGTTTGCCCAAACAGTTCGTAAAGGTCGGGGTCAATAGGCATTAGACCTCGCTGATTTCTTCGCCAGCGGTGGTCATACCTTCGCCCTGACCCTGATAACCAGGCTCGTAGCCCGTTCCGTAGGTCGTCGTGGTGCCAAGCACCGAACCAGAAGGCCACTCATTGGAGACAGCCCAATAACGGTCAAACTTGCCAATTGTAAGTTCGGCACCAAGGGCATTGGGGTCGGCATTGACCATGGGTGGTGATACTCGGCGTGAACGAGCAAGCAAGTCCTTCGCCAAACGCTCGTAGCGTGAAGCCTTGTCGCCAAGCGACTTGCTGATTGACAAGCCACCAACCGACTTGCTGGTGCTTTGGGCTTCGCCCGTAAACCGAGCAGCAAGGTTGTAGCAGGTGTTTGAGCCAGCACGGTAGATGTTTTGATTGACTTCAGAAAGGTTGAAGTAAATTTCTTCGTCTTGGATTAAGGGGTTCGTTTCGTCCGTATCGCCAATCAAAAAGCGAACTGCGTCCTTTGCCGAAGAGGTTGGGTCTGCTGAATAAGTCCATGTCATAATTAAGCCTCGGCAATCTTGGCAGCGTCAAACATCATTGAACCGTTAAGAATTCGCTGTTTTCCCGTGGCGGTTTGCGTTGCGGTGATTTGGAAGTACCAACGACCGGCGCTCAGGTTTGTCAATTCGTTGCTATCCCACGAGACAATAAGGTTGCCCGACCCGTTTGCCCCGTTGGTTCCACTAATTCCGCTGACCTTAATAATTTTTGCGACATTGGGTGGTTGCGAAATGGTCATGCGAAACGACCAGCCGGTGCTGAAGTCAATTGGGTTGTCGCCAGCGTCAAGCCAGCGAAACACGGCGTCGGGAAGCGACGAAGCAGGAGTGGGGTAGGTGATTGAAGTGGTCATTGATTAGTTTCCTTCCTTGTAAGAGGATACTGCGTCCTCTATAAAAACGGTTGTGGTGTTTGGCTCAACCAGCGTCTCTGTTGTACCCGTCTCGTTAAAACCCGAAAATGTAGGCTCGGCGTTGAGCGTGTTTTGTTTTGCTTCAATAAACAGGGTTGGATAGTTGGTGATTATTTTGTAGATGTACTGCCATACGGACAAGTACTGCTTCAAAAGACTTTCGCCGTCTCTGCTGAGACTAATGCTTCGCAAAGCGGAAACACTTTGAGTGAGGGCGGAGTATGCGGAACTAATAAAGGAAACTGATTTTGGCGCTGTTGCGCTTTGGGTCAAATTGGAAGCGTTGCTTCGTGTACGACTTGACGATTTGGAGCCGTTGGCGAATTGAGATTGCTTAAGCGAAGCAAAACGATTTGCTGAAAGGGTTTTTGCGCTACTGACCGCCTGAACCGCTTTGGCGTATGCCGAAGTGATGTAAGAAACGCTTTTGGCATTTTGGGTGACTTGCGTTTCGCTTACCGAGCCAGAACGAGTTTGCGTTGCGGTTTTTGAGTTATTTGTGCTTTGCGTTTCCGTTGCTGAACTGTAACGAATTTCCGCAACACTTTTGGCATTGCGGACAAATTGCGAAGCGTTCACAGCATTTGAGCGAACCCGAGAATTTTGGTTTGAGTTCTGTACAAATTGAACTTCGGTAGAAGCGTTTGAATGAACCGTAGCGGTTACTTTGGCTCCACTGGTGAATTGGAATGTAGCAACGGCTCCAACATTTTCTTCTTGGCGAGATTTGGCGTTGGTGATGTTTTCAAAAAGAATGGCTGTGCCACTGACAACATAGACAGTTGATGTTTGCCCAAGGTATAAACCGGCAAAGGAAGTCGTACCACCGCCGTTATAAAGCGTGGCAAATACTGTATAAGTAGGATTGCTGGTGGGCATAGCCCCTTACCAGCCTTAGTTGCTCATCACCCAAGTGGGAGTGACCTTCAGGGTGTCGTTGGGCGAAAGGGTGGGCGAAGAACCGTCGGAGAACGACGAAGCGTACAGTGCTGTTCCACCCGTTGAAGCGGTCGCAATGAAGAAACCGTACGAAGCCGACCAAGTTCCCGTGGCAATACCGAAGGTGACCTGCGTTCCAACGGTCTTTTCTCCGTTAGCAGCGTCTCCAGCGGTAACCGTCGCACCGTTGCTTTGGTTAGAAGCAAGTGCTGATGAAAGAAGCACCTGATTTCCACCAGGCAGACCAATAACAACTTTCGCAGCCTCAGTTCCAACAACAATGGTCATGCCGACGACAAGACCCGTGGTTGAAGTGAGCGTCACAAGTTGCGAACCCGAAGAAGCAGCGCCGTTCAGCGTCGTGGTCAAAATAGGTGCGGTGAGGTACGAGTACGCACGGGTGGGTGCGCCAAACGAAGCAATCTGCCGTGAATAACCGGCGCCCGTCTGTTCGGTGATACCCGAACCAATGGTTGCCGTCGCCGTTGGGAAAGAACTGTCGGTAAAAAGACCGACATACAGGTTTGAGTAAGTCGTTGGCGTAGCGGTGATTACCTGATTGAGCATGATAACCAGACCGCTGTTAAGAAAAACCTGTGACACGCTTCGCTCCTAGGGACTATTGACTAGCCCAAATCTATCACAGGGTTTTAAAACTACTGCTGGGGAGCAGGCGCAGGTAGTGCGTCCAATTCATTCTGGTGAACCTCAATTGCCTTGGCAAGAGTGTCAAGGTTTGCCTGATTGGTCGCAATTGTTCCTTCGTCGCCATTGTTCTCGGTGAGAACCTTCTGGTTCAAAGAAATTTGGTACGCCTCTGAAGCAAACTGCTGAATACGACCAACAAGGATTTCTCGCTTCTGGTCGTCGGTGAGTAGGGTGCTGTAGTCCATGGGGAAACTATACCAGAGTTTGTTACAGAATGCCCAGCCACGGCAATGTTGTTGAGGAAGTGGTCACAACGCTTGATGTGTTGAGGTTCGTCCAAGGTGCGCCAGAGTTGTCTGCTGAAGTGTTGGCTCGTCCATACAGGGTTCCCGTCGCACCAGCCTGAGAGTTGATGTTAATAATCGCTGCTGTGGTTTGGTTTGCCTTCACAATGGTCGGTAGCGTGGTTGAAGCACGAGCCGAGTACGCCAGCCAATAAACACCAGGCGAGGGAATTGTGTAAGAAGTTCCTGCTACAAGGTTTGAACCGTTCCAAACATTGACAATCGCAATGTTATTTTGACCCACCGAGCCACCCGTGGTTGAGGTGGAGTTACCCCACGCCAACAATTGTCGCCCGTCGGTTGAGTAAAGACCCATGAAGGTTCCGCTTACTCCCGAACCCAAGGTGTTGAGGTAGAAAGTGAAGAAACTAAACGAAACCGGATAACCAATGTAAATGGCTGTGTAGTAAACAGTTCCGTTCGCAACCAACTGCGTCACCGTCGGGGTGATAGCAGGGTCAAATGTCCACCCCAAAAGCGGAAGGGCAAAACCGTTAAGGTGTTGTTTTGTCGGGACGGGTTGGTAAAAGTCACCGACACGGGAAGGTGCGTACTGAACAATTGGTGAACCAATGGCACCACTATCCTTAAATTGGAAAACCGAGGCGTTGAAAGCGTTGTTGATGAGTTCAAGCCCACCACCGCTACTGTTTGTTGCTGAACGAAGCGAAATTGAGCCGGAACTAGACCTATCGGTAAAGGTGAGGGCGTCGGTTGAACTGCCAACCGAGGAAGTGCTGATAGACAAACCATAAACTCCGGAAATTTTGTTGGAGTTAAGGTTCAGGTTTCCAGCCGAAGTAACGCTAAGCAACGGTGTCGCAGCGGAGTTCTGAATTTGAAGCAAATCGGCGCTTTGCGAAGCCTGACCCTTGATAATCAGTCCAATGTTGGTGGTTGCTGAAGGGCTAAAGGTCGGGGTTTGCGAAAGAACAACCGAGCCGGTTCCCGTTGAGGTCGTGGTTCCCGTTCCGCCATAGCCAACGCCAAGAGTTCCTGACAGAGATACGGCACCCGAAGTTGCTGAACTTGGGAGTAAGCCCGTAGAACCGCCAGAGAAGGTAGTCACGCCCGTCGTAGAGGTTAGGTAGGTGTTTGTGTCTACCGACAGGTTTCCGGAAGCGTCGCTCTTGACAAAGCCAGCAGAGGAAAGACCAACCTTTGTCAATGCTGAAGAGGTTGAGGCACTAGTCAAAAGGGTGGCTGACGAGGGAATGCTTGTGCCATTTACGGTTGTAAGGCTCGGGAGAGAGGTCGTAGCCGTGGTGACCAAGGTTGCCGAAGCAGGAATGCTCGTTCCGTTTACCGTCGTGAGACTTGGAAGGGAAGTGGTGGCGGTGGTCACCAAAGTAGAACTCGCAGGAATGGTGGTTCCATTGACGCTCGTGACGCTCGGAAGTGAGGTCACATTGGAAGCCATTGCGCCGAGGTTGGTAAGCGCACCAGAGGCGGTGGTTGAGCCTGTGCCACCTGCCAAAATCGGCAAAGTTCCAGCCGTAAGTGCCGAAGACGAGGTGGAGTAAAGAGCATTGTTGGCAGAGGTAAAACCCGACAATCCCGTTCCACCATTGGCGGTTGCCAAAATACCAACAAGGTGGTCGGTTCCGTTGGCGGTAGTCATGTACCATTGCCCACCGCCATAGTTGATAAATGAGTAAGCCTCATTTGGATTGACGGTGTAGTTGGTGACACCCGTTCCGCTACCAAGTGGAACCATTGAGTTGGTTCCAAAACCAAGCGTCACATTGTTGGTTGAGCGATTGATGAACGACCACATAGCACCGTCTTGCGGATTGGGGGGTGCGGTGATTGTTTGACCCGTGCTACTTCCCGTAAAAATGGTGACTTCGTTCACCTTTGCCGTAGCGTTGGCAGAGCGAAGGGCAAGGTGGTTGGAAATAGTAGACCACCAAGTTCCTGGCGTTCCAGCAGTCGTACAAACCCAAATAGTTGCCGTTTGGTCAATAACAAAGTCACCAACGGCGAAAGTTCCCGTTGTAGGTGCGCCATTGACGGTTCCGCCGACATAACGAGTTCCAGCCGTAGCACCGGTCAAACCTGTTGCCTTGAAATCGGTGGCAGAGATTTCACCAGCGTAGGTAGGGGTCACATAGGTATTTGTATCTACCGTCAAGTTTCCCGAAGCGTCAGATTTAACAAAACCAGCCGAAGAAAGACCAATTTTGGTTAGTGCTGAAGTCGTTGAGGTCGTCGTTAAAAGCGTTGCCGAAGAGGGAATGCTTGTGCTGTTTACGCTAGTAACGCTGGGTAGCGAGGTGGTAGAAGTCGTAACCAAGGTTGCCGACGAGGGGATTGTCGTACCGTTAATTGATGTTGCGGTAGCAACTCCGAGCGACGGCGTGGTGAAACTTGGGCTAACCAGAGGGGCGTAAGTTGTGGCAATCGTTGAGATTGCCGAGAAAATAGACGCAAACTCCGCTCCACCAATCATTGGGAAGCAGTTGTAGGTTCCTGCTGAACCTGCTGAGTGGGCAAACTTTGGAGTTGAGTAGCCTCGCCCGTTGCGAGTTCCGTCCGTCCAAATGGTAACGACACCCGTTGAGGTGTTTACCGCCGAGCAAAGTATGTGTTCTTCGGTGGCGGTTCCAAAATCAACAACAACCGTAAAAGTTCCCGAGGTTCCAAGCGGATTAGCGGTCGCTTGACCGTCGGTTCCCGTTTCAAGCCAAGTAGAGGCATTGGCAACGGTGAAGGTTGTCTCTACATAAGTGCTAGAAAGCGTTGTGGTTGGGTACGAGGGCTTTGCCGAACCACCAACAGAGCGCATTGCGGTGGAAGAAGGGTATGCCATAGCCGTATTCTATACGGTGTTTTTTGTTACTTCGTTTCGTCGTACAGGATTTTGCTGATAACAATGTGGTTGGCGAGGTCAATAAAACTGTCGCTCACACCCTCGTGTCTTAAAATTTTCCCGTTGAATGCGTTGGTTAAACGCTGAACCTTCTCCAAAGCACGGATAAAGCACGACTTCCACGCAGGAATACCGATTGCTTCCGCTGAACGGTAGTTGGCGTAGATGTCCGAGCCTGTGCCGTAGTCGCTGGACTTGCTGATGTGGATACGGAGCATTTCCGCAAGGACGGCACGGAAACGAGGGTCGCCACCGTCGGGGAACTCCGGCTGGACATACGGCGTTCCGTCGGGGTTCACACGACGACGACCCGAACCGGCTCGCACGACCTTAATTTCCGGTGACGGATTGGACAAATTAATTTGTCGCTCTTCTTCAACGAGATACTTATTGATTTCGTTGTAATTCATTCCTGTTGGGGAATAAACCTGACCAATAAAGTCGTTGTAGTGCCAAGAGTTGTTGTTTTTAGTCATGTTCTTTCTTTTCGTATTCCAATAATTTGTGAATTTCGGTCGCTATGTTTCTGACCATGCTGATTTCCCTGCGAACTTCTCTTATTAACTCACCGCTGGTTTGCGAAATGGTCAAGTGCGAGAGCGCCTGTTCAGCAGCGATTGCGTCCGCTCGTTTTGCTGCGATTAGAAGAATTGCTCCTTGAAGCCCAGCCAGCATAGACAGGAAAAGGTTAAGGAGAATGAAAGGGTAGGGGTCAAACCCACGGTTGTTGAGCCACACAACATTGGTGATTGCCCAAAGCACCATAAAGCCAACGAATGAGGCTACAAAACCCCACGAGCCCATGACCTTGCGGACATTATCCGCTGCTCTTTCTCCACGGGTTAATTCAGCGCCCGTACGAACGCCTGGTAGTGGCGTCCACGGATTGGAAGGGTCAAACCAATCCTCGTTTTCAATTCCGTCAGTCCAATCGTTGCTAACCACCGATTACCTCGGCACGGGTAACAATTTTGACCGTTGAAAGAATTTCAATTACCTGAGCCTCTGGGCGGTGGTGATGATAAGCGTGAATTGGAAGACCAATTGAACGGGCTACGGCTACCTCAATCTTCGCACCTTCGCTACGACCCCACGCTGGAAGAACCATAACTGCTTCACAGTTCAACAATTGCCCCAAGTGGTTACGCATTGCTGAATTGAACGATTGGTCGCTGGCTGGCTCGCTCGCACCTTCGGCTGGGTTGTAAACCTCGTGACCCAATTTACGGAGCCGTTCGGTTGCTTCGTTAAAGGCTGAGAAGTTGCTGTTTGGCAAGCCACGCATAGGGCCGCTTAGGTAATACTTCATGAGAAAATCGCCAAATCTCCCCACGGGCGTTCCCCGTAGGCGCTTCCAATTCCAACTACCAACATTCCGGCAGCGGCGTGTTTTCCTGCTCGTTGCTGAAACCACTCGGAGCCACCGTCCATTGCTGGGCATTGGAACACATAGCGTTCTTGCTCCGACGCAACAAAGTGGTGATAGTGACCCGTAAACAAAATCTTGGCGTCACCCAAAGGGTTGTTTCCCGTCCATTGGTTCTTCCACCAAGTGTGAATACGCTGGGTGCTTTCCGAACCGTTACGACCAAATTGGTGACCGTGCGCCCAGCCGACATCAACGCCAGAGATGTTGAGCGTTAGCGTCATGTCTTGGCGCTCGTCCTCGCTGAGGTGGTGAAAAATAACCGCCCCGTTGCCATAGCGGTCGGGGTTTTGGGCGCAAGCAAAAGCAACATAACGGAACACCTGAACATCTGCGTTATCGTCAAAATTTGTCACCGACTTGCCGTCCATGCGGACTTCTCCGTGATTACCAGGTACGGCTGCGACATGAACGGGAATGTCCAATTTGTCCACGCACAAGTTCACGAAGCGCATGATGAGGCGCACCGCAATCTCCATTTGCTCGTGGAAGTTTCGGTCGGTGGTGAATAATTGTTGGGCGTAGTAGCCAGCAAAGTTTTCAATAATGTCGCCAACGCCTACGAGGTAGATAGCCTCGGGGCGTCGTCCGCACTTAACGAGAAACTTGACATACTCAATAAATTGGTCTTGCGCTCGTTCAATACGAGCCACGGTAGCGTCGGTACCGCCCCCTTCCCCCTTCCCGATTTGCCAATCAGCAAGGTTTGCGATAAGGGAAAAGCCCGTCTTTTCTTTTGAAACGGGTAGGCGTGAGGGCTTTAACTTTGCGTATCGCTTAGCAACCTCTTCGGGGTCAAGGACATCATTCCATAAGGTGAATACATTGGCTTTCCACGACTTTGAAGTAGTGGATACCCCGTCCTTCGTTACGGTCTTGACTTCCAAAGTAACGGAAGTGGGGTCAATGTGGTGAAGGGCTGGGTTGCCGTTCAATTCCTTTAGAAGTTCGTTCCACTCCGCACGGGTGGGTGGGGTGTCTCGCTCACCGCTGGTGATTGAGCCTCGGGCGGAGCCGGAGCCCTTGCGAGCCTTTCCAATTACGAGCGTTGGCTCCAAACCAGAAGGTTTCTTGGGGGCGTTGGCTCTATCAGCACTTTCACGCAAACTCATGCGTATGCGCCCTTCCACTTTTCATTGTTGGAGCAGTTACAAAGCCCGTCTAGGTGACGCTTAACGGTTTTTTCGCCACAGGCGATACCTTCCGACATCAGTACACGGGAAATCCAATTGGACGCCTTACGAGCCTCAATCCATTCACCAAGCACAGCAAGGTCGTCCTTGTCTAGTGCGGAAATGACGGTAAGAAACTTACAAGCCGACCCTTGTTCTAGGCGTTCTTGCGCCTGTCGTAGTGACATGGTGAAACAATAGCACTACATTCCGTAATCGGCAACTACTTTTCTTCGGACTTTGTAACCGTCTTCGGAGCCGTCTTTTTTGCCGGAGCCTTTTTTGCTGGCGCTTTCTTGGCTGGAGCCTTCTTCGCAACAACCTTCTTTACGGGCTTTTCCAATTCTGGCTTTGCTGGCTCAACGGGTGCTGAAACGGGTGCGTTAAGACTTGCCATTTCCTCGGGGGTGAGGGCAACAATAAATTCACCACTTTCTAGGGCGACAATGTTGCCGGTGTGAATTTTGGTACCGTCCAAAAGGGTTCCGACCTCAACAAAAGTGTCATTGGGGGCTGGAATGGCACGGATTACACGGTGGGTGAATGTGTCTGTCATACGGTTTAGCGTAGCACGGACAAAGCAAAACCCCCCCACCCGAAGGTGAGGGGGTTTCGCAAGACTGCGGTACTTCTGGATTAGATAATGCTTGACCAGAAGTAGCCAAGGTCGGCAGCGACAACCTTGTTGTCAAAGGCGATTTCGCCTTCAACACGGTCAGCCTTCAACTCTTCCATGCGGAAGCGAGAAACACCGACGGTCGTGCCAAGACCACCCGAAACGCCCGTCCACATGAAGGTGTAGCCAGCCGAGGGGGTCATAAGACCAGGGTTGGGAGCCGTGTAGCACAGCAGGGCGTTGATACCCGTGGTGTACGAGTACGAGCCCGTGGCGCCTTCAACAGCCGAGTTGTAGACCGACTTGGCAACGAGAACACGGTCTACGCCGAACAGCGCAGCAAGCAAGTCCTCGGTCACAATCGCACCGGCTTGGGTGTACTTGTAACGGTCTACGAGCGTGGGGTGAGCCTTCAACTTCTGGAAGACAGCGTACGAGAGAACCAAGGTGTTGGGCTCGTAGCCGGTCGTCTGAAGAATACGGGTCTTGGCGTTCTCAACATCAACAATCGGCGTTGAGTTCACATAGTCCGACCACTTAATCGTCTGCGTGGTCGCAGGCGAGGTTGAGGTCGTACCCGTGATGTCGGTACCCCAAACGCCCGTGGTGAAGTAGTCCGAAGCCCACTGAATTTCACGACGGAGAAGGAGACGCTGAGTAACAAACTGCGTCGCTTCCATGTCGGGGTTGAGGGGGTTGTCGGCGTTCGCACGGGTCTGGTCACCAATGTCCTTGTGGAAGGCGAACACATCAGTCATGTAACTGTCGGTCGTCAAGCCGTAGCCGGAGCCAGCCGAAGCCGTACCGTCAGCACGACGCTGAGCCTCGTCACGGAACCAATCGTCCTTCGTGTACTTGAAGTACAGGTTGGACTTCTTGTCCACGGGAATGGTGGGGAACACCTTGTCAGCAATGAAGTTGTTGGTGTTCTGAAGGTAAGCAACCGAGATGTTGGTCAAGATTGCGTCAATGTGAACATTGTTCACTGAGGGCTGTGGCATGATTTATCCTTTCTATGCCTTAAGCGCCACGACCGGCGTTTGCGAACGAAACGGCAGCGGTGATGATTTCGCCAGCGTTGTTACAAGCCGTCAGAGCGGTGCCAATGATGTACTTCGTGGTGTCGGTACCAAAAGCAGCGGTAACGACCTGACCGGAACCGTCCGTCATCAGAGGGGCGCCGACAGCAACGCCAGCACCGGCACGAACCTTACAAACACCCGAAACCGTAACTTCGGCTTCAAAGTTTGCCTTGGGCGTGTTCTGAAGGACACCGATACAACGGTCAGTAGCAGCCGCCGAAAGCGTAGCGCCAGGCGTGCCAGCGACAGGCGACGACAACTTGACCAACTTGAATTGGTTAGAAAGGTCGGAGTAGTCGGCAGCAGCGACGAGCGAAATCTTTACAGCGTATGGGTTCTGTTCAAAAGCCATGATTAACGACCCTTCTCGTTGAGGTAAGTGGTGTAGAGGTCAGGGTTCGCCTGAGCGACGCTCATAAGAGCAGCCTCAAACGAAGGAGCCGTACCTTCAGCAACAGCAGCCTTAGCGAGGTTGCTCATCTTGCTGTAGGCGTCGTCGGTCGCTACGGGAGCGTCCGAACCAACCTCGGAGAAAACGACATTGGTTTCCACGAGAGCGTTGGCGCTGTCCAGAGCCTTGACGATTTCGCCAGCGAGAACGCTGTCGGCTTCGGCAACACGGCGAAGGGCAGGGCCCACAATCGTGGGGTCAATGTTGAGGTGCGTCCAGCCAGCAGCCTTGACAACCGCAGCCTCATCAGCACGAGCGTCACGCTCGGCAATGAGGGCAGCCTCGGAAGCAGCAGCCTTACGAAGGGCAGCGTCGGCGTTAGCCGAAGCCTCGGACAACATCTTGCGGATTTGCTCAGGCATAGCCTTGATGATGTCAGCCTCGCTCGCACTCTCGGGAATGATAACTACCTCGGGGGCAGTCTCTTCTGAGAATTCAGGCATAATTTCCTCCTGGAAATTAGTGAGGGTTTCCAAACCAGCGGTTGCTGATTTGGTTGTGTCCATAGCCTCGGTTACTACTGTCTCAGCGACAGGGGCTTCTCCGGCTTCCGGACGAAGTTCGTCAAGAACCGCAGAGGCTTCAGCAGGGGTAGCCGACTTCATTACAACCCAACCGTCGTGAAGGTGAGCAGGACGGTCTACACCGCTTGTCTCCTTGATGTTGAGGCGTACTAACTTTCGTGCCACGCTTGCTTCTTTCTCTACGACTTGACCTATGAAAAATTACAAAGGTCTTGACATAGAGAAGAGTAGAGGCACTTTTGGAATTGTCAAGTGTTGAACTTGAGAATTGCTAAAAGGGGTAATCGTCCTCGTTGGTGAAGAGTGGGCAAATGTCCTTGAAGGAACACCAATTTTCGCAAAGATTGTTGCGAATAGGCGGAAAATAGCCATTTTCGTACCAATTTTCAATCTTCGCCCATGCCTTACGGACACGCTCTTCGGCGTATCGGACATCTTCATCAGTGACATCAATCACCAAAGTTTTTCCGAACTGAACATAGAGAAGGCGAATTTGGGTCGGGCGCTCGCCCAAAACCTTCTCGCAAAGGTAGGCGTAAATCTTGGCTGGAAGGATTGCTGAAGCCTTGTATTTATCTTGGGGAACCTTGCCCGTCTTGTAGTCCACAATGATGAGGTTGCCGTTTTCGTCACGGTCTAATCGGTCAAGAATGCCACGCAAGGTGAAGCCACCCATGTCAAAGTCGTACTTGATTTCAATCCCCTCGCTCTTAACTTCTTGGGGGTTCTCCATAGTGAAGTAAGTGCGAATGTATTTGGAAAGGTCACGGGCAAAAGTTTGGACGCCCATGCTGTCCAATTCCATTTCTTGGGCAATCTCTTCGCTGACCAAGGTGGGCATTAGTTCACGCATTATCTCAAGGGCGAGTTCTGGTGTGCGCTCGTGTGGTGTTTCCATGGTGCGTAGAAACATGGTTTCCAAGATTTCGTGGAATACGGTGCCACGGTAGGTAGCCATTTTCTTGCGCTCGGGCAAGCGTTCAATGGTGGTGTATTGGTATTGGCGTGGGCAAGTCTCAATCTGACCAACACGACTAGGTGATACTCCGTACGGCTTCTCGCCTAGGTATACAGGGGTTGAGTTCATTCGCAAACCTTATCAGGTGCGTGTGACTAAAGCAAGTGTTTAAAACAAAGTTTTAAAGGTGTTGTACTTCCGTGACTTACGCAACGCCTTGTTAATCTTTTCGGCAAGGCGCATGGCGCTGTCAATGTCACGGCAGTACACGCTGAAGTCATCAATTGGAACAATTATTCCGCCCTCGTTGGAGCGACGGATAATGCGAAGTTCACCATAGTTTTTGTTTGACCACGCAATGTAGCGGTATGGCAAATCGTTGGCTTCTACCTGACCAAAATCGTCGGGTGCTGACCACTGAAGGCGACGGTGAAACATTAAGCGTTTTCCTCAGCGTATTGCGAGAGGTGGCTGAATGGCTCCAACTCGTCAATCTTCTTGCCTGCGATTTCCAAAGCCTTGGTCAAACGCTCGTTGTCGCTTGCCAACTGCTCAATTGTCTCCTGCTGACGCAAGGCAATGTCAATCAATCTGGTGATGTCGTTCGTGTCGTAGGCGTCGTGAACTAACGCCTTGTGAACACGCTCGGTCAATTCGTTTAGGGATACTGTCATTATTTCAACTCCTGTGTAGGGGGGTTGCCTAACTGTAGGTTATCACGCTTTATCAGGTTCAACGCACTTCTCCGGTGTATTTGAGAAGTTCCGTAAATGGGCAATCCTTTTCTGGGCTGTACTCAACCTCGGTTTTTCGCCCACAATCAGCACACTCAATCTTGAGGGGGTTGGAGACTTTGCGAACTCGCCAATCATGCTCGCAATAACGAGCGTCACCATTGTTGATGACACGAACGGTTTTCTTGTGGGGGTCACGGATAACCCGACCTTGGCGTTCCAAGTTGATAAGAAGGCGCTGAACGGTTGAGGTGGACTTGATGTCCATTGCTTTTCCAATGACCCGATACGACGGTGGGAAGCCGTAGGACTGCCAAAATTTGCTGATGAAACGAACCGTCTCGTCGGCTTTAGTTTCAATGAATGAAGTGCCTTGGGCTTTTCCTGTCATGGTGATGACCATAGCAGAAAGCGAACAGTGTTCGCAAGTTTTTTACCAATTGGATTGGCGAATTGGTTTGTACTGACCACTAATGGCTAGTTTGAAGGAAGGGTAGTCTCTCGTACCATACGAGAGCGTAATGGGGGAGACTTCGCACAAGTAGCCCTTAGAAGCAAGCGTATCCGCTACTGCCACAAGTTGAACTCTTGTTTTTTCTGCGTCCTGCGGTTGTTGTGGCTCAAAGCCCAATCTAAATCTGAAGTGATTGTCCGTCACAACAAGGTGATTGTCGTCGGACTTCATCATCTTCCAATTTGTCGTCATTGTGCGCCCCGTGGCATGGTTGCGAGCGGTTTGTACACTTCCGTACCAACCAACTTGGCTACCAAATTTTGAGGCTCCGTTGCTGATAAGGATTTCTTCAATTTTCTTACCCAGCAATTTTCCGGAAGACATTGCGTTTGATTTGTCGTACTTTGTAAGACGGTACTTTTTTCTGTTTAAAAACTTCTCCGGTAACGCAGGAATGTGCGTCCATTGGTTTCCGTGAAAGTCATGTCCTAGGACATCACCCTTGGATAAGGGGTACAGGAGTTCATTGGTGGTGAAGCCGGACATAAAACAAGGATACCGTACGGCAAACAAAAAAGCAATTATGCGCCTCAGCGAAGGGTCGCTACTAGAAGTGATGACCGTGGCATGAGAACAGTGTTCGCAAGTTACTTCTTAGCGAAGTAGGCGTATTCCTTGGCTGCTCGGTCTGCTTTATCTTGGTTGTAATCAATCAACGATTGGCGTTCTGGTGTTCCCCATGTAGCCGGTTCAACCGTTGGGTCTTTAGCACGGTCTAGGTTTTGTTGGGTCTTGTACAAGCAACTTGTACCGTGTGGTGTTGGTATTTTTGTGTTTGCCACATAAGTTTTTCCAGCCTTGCTGGTGTACAGTTCAACCTTTTCATCACACATAGCGCAACGGTCACCGTGTTCCGTTGGAACAATAACCCCATGCTTGTATAAATCGTCTTGACAGTAGGTGTTCCACTTCCCGTCACGAGACTTGAAAACACCGCCCTTGAATGCTTCCACTTTGTCACCACAAATAGCACACTTGCCTGCGTAGGAGTTGAGCCTTACATAGCGGTTTGGCTTGTCTACGGGCTGACCATTAAAGCCAATAACCTGCCACTGATTTCCGTGAAAATCGTGACCGACCACATCTCCCTTGGTCAAAGGGTAGAGCAAGGCTTCCGTGGTGAACTCTGTCATGGTTAAATTTTACCATGGCTACTTTGGGGTAGCAAGTAATGAAGTATCGTCGTCAAGGTCGCAACGAATTGCCAAGGTGCGCTGGTGACGGTACTTGCCGTCCTCACCTTGGGCAATAGTCGCACCACAGCAAAAGCATTTTTCCTCGGGTTTTGTCACGGAAGAAACCATACCAGATGAAAGTTTCCAAAACTGCCTTGACGGGGGTTGATTGTGTGGTAGGCTTCGCCCGAATTCTTAGGGGAGAATGGACACAACGCTGAGAACTCGCAAAGACCCTCACTTCGGTGGGGGTCTTTGATTTACCTAGCCGTTTTGCTTAGTTCCAATTCTTTCGCTGCTTCAAGCAAAAGTTCGGTGGTGAACTGCTTGGCAGAAAGACCGTCCTCGTGATGTGCGAGCAATCTTCCAGCGGTAATGCTGAAAGCCCATTGGTACAAATCCAATTCTTTTCGCAAATCGGTAATGACCTGCTCTTGGTTTCGTGCCGTCAATGATAAGGCGTCGTGGTATTCAATCATTGAATTAAGAGCCTTGCGTGTTTCCGCAAGTGCCTTTTTCAATTCTGGCTTACGCATTGTGCTGATACTTTTCTGGGACTTCGCCACGGTATTCAGCACCGTTGAACTCTGGAGAAAAAGCAAACTTTGCTGGGCAGTGGGTACAAGTTACCCAAGTGCTTGCGCCCAAGTTCATCAGCACCCACTTGTGTCGGTTGTTTACACACTTAGCCATTTAGATTTCCTTTAAAGAATTGGATTACTTCGTTGTTGAAGGCGTCTGCTTCACGCTTGGTGGCAAAGTCTGGCGACATCATGACCGAGTAGTAATAGCCGTCACCGTCACGATAGGTCTTCACATAGAAACTGTTACCCGTCCAAATGGAAACAAGTTGTGGTTTCTTCATGGTGATTTAGTACTCTAAATTTTCCATGGCGATAGCGTTCTCTTCCCACATTTCGGGCGTACCCAATCGCACCACATGGATACAAAAATCAACACCAACTTCAAACAGTCTGTTTTCCGTTTCGGTTGTCGGGTATCCAGCGTGGGTGTCACATACCTGTTCGGTACAGAAACCATTTGCTACGCCAAAGGCGAGCCATTCTTCAAATGTCATGGTGCCACCATACCAAAATTGGCATGGTCGTGCTGATTACCAACTTCTACATCTACCGTCTTGGTCGGGGACATAGTTGGGAATACCACCGTGCGCCTGAATGCGACGGGCAATGAAAACCTGCTCTTCTGGTGAAGCGTTGCCAGCGGTGGCGCCAAACTGAAGACCGCCAAATCTCACCCAAACATCATTGCGGATACCTAGCGCACCGGAGTAGGAGCGCCAGCCTTGGTGAACTTGGCTCCAATTCTTGTGGCTTTCGCACTGAGCCACTCGCTCCCACAGCGCCATGGTCTGGGCGTCCACAAGCGGTGGCACGGTCACGGGAACCGTCGTGGTCGGTGGTGCTGATTGCGTGTAGTCAATGACCGTAACCGTTTTAGGTTCGGTGGTCGTCGTGGAGCCCAAAGAGGTTTTTCCGCTCGTTATGAAACCAAGCGTGACGGTGAGGGCGAGGGCAACCCCTCGCACCACAACTAACACGAACCGTCCTCAGCCGAGGAACACGACACACCGTGGTGAACACGGCTTACTGCTAATGGGTTGTTGGACACAACGCACCTTCCTTTGGTTGCCCATTGGGGTTATTAAAGTGTACCCCTTGAGGCTTGCCGAGGCAAGTTTTTAGGCATAATGCCTGATGAGGTGGTGTTTTTAACCCTTAAAATCGGGCGGTAAAGCAACCTCACACACACAATTTGGGTGGAGCGGTGGAAGGGGGTCGCCAATCTGAAAGGTGGCTTCTTGAGCCAAGCATTCCTTACAGGCTCCCTCGTACGAAATCCAAACAAGTTCGGTGATACCAGCCTGTTGGAATTGGTCAAGCATGGATTGGTTGTAAGCGGTCTGGGCTTCGGTACCAATAATCATGTCCGCTCGGTCGCCACCAAAAGTTCCGGCGTTGATTGCGTCAATGATTTCTTGTGCTGATAAACCCCCGTCTAGTCCAGAGGAAATCTGGTCGGTGACGCTTCCAAGCGTGGTGTCCGTAATCCCGTTCGCTACATCAGGGCTGTTGGCAAGCAAATCGCTCATGCCACCCGTGCCATTTACAATGGCGTCTTGTGCTGATTGGGAGTTGCCCACATTCCAATTTGAGAGGGCAAGACCAGCGACGAAGGCTGCTAAACCGCCGACAAGCCAAGCCTTGGAGCCAAGGTCGCTCTGGGCTTGGTCGGTTCCATAAACCCCAGCGTCGCCGTAAATGTTGTCAAGGGCGTCTATCAGGTCGGTGTTGTCCGTGGTCAAATTGTCGCTAACCGCTTGCTGGGCAATCATTTGGTGGCTTTGCGAGTTCGTGTAGGCGTTCGGGTGGTGAACCGCACTATTTACCGCCTCGTTTAGACCCTTGATTGAGCCAGCCAAAGCGGTAGCCATAAGTGGTGAGTAGTGGCTCACGATTTTCTTGTTCATTTTGCGACCGGACATTTCCGACTTTTTGCGCTTGCTGATTTCAAGGCTTTTGGAAACGCCTTCAACCGAAGCAACAATTCCTCTTGCCCACGAGTAACCGGCGTCCCCACCCCACGCTTCCCATGCGACACGACCGTGAGACGGGTAGCCCTTTTCGCCGTGGTGAAAGCCCTCGGCTTTTTGGTCGGGCTGGTGTCTGTCAAAATACGCCTTCATGCGCTTGACGGTTTTGTAAGAAACGGCGTGACCTGCTGCTAAATCTGAGGCTCGCTTGCGTCCGGTGTCGGTGAAGCCACCGCCTTGCTTGCCTTCCTTGAGCCATTCCAACGCTCTCTTGCCAGCACTTTGTACCGACTGAGGTGGGGTGAAAGTATCAGTTGCTACTTTTTTTTTAAGACAGAGCGCATGACGGACTTAATAATTTCCGCTTCTTTCTTGGTGACCATGGTGGTCTTGGGGTTCAAGAAAGCGTCCACTTCGTCCTTAAGTTCCTTGGGCGCTGGCTCCCACGACGGCAAAGTGGTTGCGTGGCGTACTTCTTCTTTTTGCTCAGCGACAGGCTTGTTTTCTACGCCCAATGCCCACAAGAGGTCGGGAAGGGTGGTGACCAAAGTGCCGACACGGTACAAATCCCATGTACGGGTCTTAAGCCAATCTTCGTTGAGCGTTTCTTTGTCCATAACCATAGTTTATACACGCTTTCTTTTATTGGCTTTTGGTGCCTCGCTTTTGGTGATTGGCTCTTGTTCTTCTAGGTCGGAGAGTGGGCGAAGTTCGTTGTTGTCGTCAATGTAGTAATCGCCAACCGTGGTGAAGCCACCGAATGGTGTATCAATCAAGCCAACACGAGCCACAAGGTTCCCGTCCTTGTCTATGTAGGTGTTTCCGCTATTGCTTGACATGGGTTTAGTGTATCACTTTCCGACCGGACGCTCTCCCCAATTAAGGGCTTTGGCAATGTTGGTCATCATTGGCGTTTCCGTGAATTGGGGCATACTCCACATTGCGTAGTTTTCCGCTACCAACTCTTGAAGTTTTCTGGAGCCATACTCCGTGGCGCCTATTGCTTGGAGCGCCTCGGATTGCTTGTCGGTAAGGGAGCAGTTTCCTCGCCCAAAACTATTGATGTATTGCCCGTACTCGGTAGCGGTCATTGTTTTGTTATCAACCTCAATGTATTGATAGCCACGACCAAAAGCCTTGGCAAAGCGTGTGTCTGCTGAAGATACCGCCTTTTCCCAATCAATTGAACGACCCTCGTAGCCGACATCTTCCGCTGTTTGTTTTAGGGCGTCAAAGATTTCCGAGATTTTGTGACCCTCGGAATAAAAATTGCTGTGACCGATTTCGTGAAGCGTAGTTGCTTCGGCTGCTTTTTGTATGTTCTCAAAGAACGAACTCGTACTCCATACGCTCTTTATAATCTTCTCGCCCATGTAGTCAAGACCACGGCTTTGCTCGTATGGGGGAGAAATTATTTCGTCGTCTTTTGCTGTTCCGAGCGAGCGAGTAATCCATGTTGCGTATTTTCCAAAAATAATGGTGTTTGGCTCATCAGTAACAATTTTGCCAAAAGTGTTTTTGTTTATGTCTCCCGTGAAATCAACGGTTTTTCCGGTCGCTGCTCCGTCTAGGGTCTTTAATACCGTCTGAGGAATTTCCATGTCGGGGCGCCAACAGTCCCAATTTTGGTTTGCTGATGAGATTTGGTACTTAGGCAATGCTGGGTCAGTTTTTCTTGAAAAGATTGCCTTGTTACCCTTGTCTGAAACCAAGGTGATTTTTTTATCGTTTGGATTATCCGTGTCCACAACTCGTTGCCAGCCAGCAAGGAGTGGTGTTCCGTCAATCCAAGTATCTTCGGTTTGTAACTTTTCGCCACCAATACCCTTGACCCATTGATTGCCGTGGAATTCGTGACCCTTTTTGTCACCCTTGTTCACGACCTTCGTGGGCGGACTTGCCCACTTGACTTGCCACGATTGCGTTCCGCCGAGAACGACGACTTCCTTTTCAGCCAAACAACCAAAGCCGGTGGTCGGCAAGGAGAAAATTTTGCTGGCTGGAACGGTGCCTTGGATAATCACACCAGGATTTCCGGCGAAATTTGCTGCCTCGGAATAGGAACTCGCAAATGACGAAAGGGGGCGTAGCGGAACGGTCACACTTGTTCCTTCTGCGTTGGGGTTGCCAACAGCGCTTTTAGCCCAATCGGGTGCCTTGACACGGGTGTAGGGGGTGGCTTGCTCGCTCTCTGGAAGGAAACTGAAACCACGGTAGACCTGAACTGAGGTGATGTTGTTGTCCTTCAGGAACTGCTGTGTCGTGTCGTACTGAGCCTGTACAAAGGCTTTGAGGAACTCGTCATTGTTCTGTCGGTAGTAGTCAATGTCCTCTTGTGTGCTTGGGGAGATTTTCCAATCTGCGGTATCCTTCAAGCCAAGCATTTCATTGGCAACCTGCTGAATGGCTAGAGACTTGTACGAATTGTCATTGGAACTTTGCGCCCATTGACCAATTAGTTCGGAAATCTTGTTTTCCCGAAGTGCTTGGTCGTTGTTTTCCTTTTCTCCAATACGAGCCTCAGCGAAACCTTGCGTGTCCCCACGGGTGAAGTTTTCATCTGCGTAGTCGTTATTTGCTCCCGAAAGATACTCTTGGATTAGTGGGTCAGTGGTGTTCCCAAGGTATGTCCACATTTCCTTTTGCTCGCCGTTAGCGTCAATGTACTGACCGGACGACCACAAGTCGTCGTGGGTGAAGCATTGAGCCAATGGCTTCGTTGGTGTTCCGTAAACATTTTGGATTGGTTCGTCCATGCGACGGATACCAAGCCCACGGTCAAACTTGTCTCCCAAACGCTCGGCAATGTTTTTACAGACATAAGCCTTTAGGTCGCCAGATTTTGGTGCGCCCAATTGACCGACGACAAAATCATCTTGTTGCCGAGTGCGAGTAGGGAGCGAGGCGAGGGTTTGGGCGACGGCTTCCTCTAGGGCAGCCGCTTGGTCGGGGTTTTCCCCACCGCCAATTCCACCCGTGTACTGGTTGCCATGGAAGGAATGCCCAGATAGGTCACCTTTAGTAACGGCATTCTCACCGCTGACATTAAGAATGTTCCATTTTTCCGTACCGCCCAGAACGGTAATTTCTTGTTCGTCGTAGCACCCCACGCCTGTGCGAGAACAGGAAAGTATACGAGACACAGGAACCACACCGCTAATTACATAGCCTTTATACTCGTCGGGTTTTTCGTTATAGGCAAAATTAACCGCCATGTCACGGTCATAGGAAAACGAAGAAAGGGGGCGCAAAGGTACATCTGCTGTTTTATCAGAGCCAACCCAATCTGGCACGGCACTGCTACGCCACTCAAACCCACGGTAAACAGGAACTTCAGTGATACCAGCCTTTTGAAAAAACTCTTGAGTACTTTCGTATTGCGCTCTAACAAAGTTTCGGTACAAATCGCCGTTGGTGGAATACTCGGTTTCCACATCTGATTTAAGTGCGTCAGAAATTTTCCATTCCGCCGTACCTTTCAAGCCAAATTCGTCAATCGTTGCTTGTTGAATGGCTAACGCCACGAAGTGACTGTCATTAGAGGTGGTCGCCCATGTTGCCACCAAGTATGAGGTGGCTTGCTCTCGTAAATGTTCCATTACCCTAGGGTCGTCACCATTCATTTCAACAGAAGCCTCTGGGGGTCGGAATTGAAGAATTCCCTCTGAGTTTATTCCCCACTTATCTGTGGTTTTGGTGTGTAACAACTCGTCAATCGGTATTTTGGCAATTGAAGCAGCGTCATTTGGGTACACCATTAACAATTGTCGTCGTCCAAAATCAATCACCGCTTTGTCAAGAATGTTTTTGTCCATGCGCCGAGCAAGGTCTTTGGAAACAGCCTCTTTAAGTTCGGGCGCAATCACTTCTTTCATTATCCTCGGCGCACCCTGCTCTATAGCGTCCTGAACCGATTTGGTCATTGCTTTGATTTGTTCTGGTGAATAGCCATGGTCGTACTCGCTGTCTCCACCCAATTTGACCCATTGGTTACCGTGAAATTCGTGACCGCTCTTGTCTCCCTTTTTGACTTGGGTTTTAGAAAGAAGTTCAATACCCTTTGGTGTTTTCCAGAAGGGGTTGATTTCGTCAAACCAATGACTTGAAGTTGATTTGACCACAGTGGGTTCTGGGCTAGGAAGTTGTGCGATTTCTTTGACGGTATCGGCGTTCCAATACGAGGCGATTTGCGTATCGCCATTTTTCATTGACTCTTCGTCTTCTTCGTCAAATGGTTTGTCTACTTCCCTACCAATAAGTTCGTGATAGCCAACAGCGTCCCAAAGTGCGTAAGACGAAACGGGTGTACCGTTTGCTAATTGCGCTACTCGTTCTTCAAGGGCAGTTGCTGCCCCTGCGACAATTTGAGCAGAACCCAAGTTTCCTATGTGTACCCCGTGGTCGACCTTTATCCCGTTAATACAAGCAGCAAGATTGCCGTTGGCGTCACGAGCCACAAGAAAGAACGGCTTTACCACCGCACCCGAAGAAGGGCGGAAGTCATCTTGAGCCTGTACGCAACTCATTTTCATCTCGCTTAAACCGAGTTTTAGGCGCTCGTCGGCGGTGTCGTAAATTTTGTCTTCTAGCGTTGCCACTTCATTTAAGACCGCCTTGACCGCCTCGGTGCTTTCAACGCTTTCTATTTTTCCGCCAGCACCATAGAACTTGCTTATTTGTCCTCGGATAAAAGAAATGTGGGGTGGTTCGTTTTTGGAACTTCCACCAATCCCACCCGTGTATTGATTACCGTGAAACTCATGCCCACCCTTGTCGCCCTTTTGAATTGTTTGTGGTGATTGTTGAAGCGCCTTGGCAACAAACAAGTTTGCTTTGAAGTTTTGCGGAAACCAATTTGGCAAATAGTTTGGTTCGGTCTTTTTCCAATCCCTACTCTTTGCGTAGAACTGCTGTTGGGTCAAGTAAACATGGGTGGCTCCGTTGTCACGGACTTCAACTCTGTCCACCATGAAGCGTCCGCCGGTCAAGACTTGTGGTGAAGCAGTAAATCCAGCAAGGTCTGCGCCCACGGTGCCTTCGGGGGCATGAAGCATGAGTGCTGATTGAGGATTGCGAGGGTCGTTGGTTTGCCAAACATTTTCCGCAAAGTTTTGAGCCATTTCTTCGTGATACGAATTTGTCCACGACGAAATTGGAAGGTCTACCGTTGAGCCGGTGATGAACTTGCTGGCAATGGTGTGGTCGGGGTCGTAAATGCCACGAACCATGTCAGCATGGTATGGCTTGGCAATGTCGCTAATAAGACCCATAAACTCGTCAGCGTTGGCAATGGCAAGGTCGCACTGTTCTTGGAGCGGTTCGGCTTCGGGGTCGGTAAGGCTCCGACCAGAAGTCGGGAAGTTTGCTGGCGTGACATGACCGCCTGTGTTGCGAGCAAAAAGTTCTACTTGGAATAGTTCGTGTTCGTTGTACCAATAAGGTCTGTTGCGGTCTAAAAATTCGCTGAAGTCACGGTGACGATAAGTTGATGACCATTGACTAAGAATGCGTTGTTTTTTCTCAAACGAGAATTTATCGTTGGGGCGTTCCAAGGTTGCTGTTCCGCCACGCCCACCTGTGTATTGGTTTCCGTGGAACTCATGTCCGGAGACATCACCCTTTTCTACAGGTGATTGTGCTACGAGCCAGCCCTTTTCGGCACCAAGGTATCCGCCACCTTCGCCCAAATAGTCAGCAATGCGAATTCCCTTTGTGCCAGCCGGTAGCGATTGAACTTCACCGCCGTACTTCTTGGCAAAGTTAGAGGCGATTGATTTGCTCTCCGACCATTCGTCAAAAGGTCTGGTGAAGTTATCGTCAGACTTACTTCCACGGTACAGTTTTGGCGTATCCGTTGCGTTGTGCTGAAGTTCGTACAGAACCGAGGCGTACAGAGCCTTCGCCTTGGCTATCTGTGGTGAAGTAGCAGGCTCATCTCGCAAGCCGTAGCCAATCCCGACGGGGCTACCCTTTAATTTCGCTAGTGCCTCACGAACCAAGTCATTGTGGTCTTGGTGCCAAGTGTATGTACCGTCAGGGTTTTGCGTGGCGTTTGGTGCGCTTCCTCGCTCTGGTCGGTATGTATAATCACCAGGCATTGAGACAGTCCATTGGTTCCCGTGGAATTCATGCCCCTTGATGTCACCCTTGGATACACCCTCAGGTGATTGAAGGTAGATGTGCGTGTATCCGTTCATCTCTTTCTGGCTGGCAACTACGAAGTCACCGCTCACAATTTGCTCGTGGAAACGAGTAACGCCACCGTATTGGTTAGCGTCCAAAGCCTTGGTTCCCTCTGGAAGGTGAAGGATTACTCTGAGATTGTCCCTGGGGGTGCTGTAGATGTCGTAGCCTTCTCGCTTGGAAGCGAAGTCTCTGGCGACACTTGGCTTGTCGCTGAACGAAGCAAGCGTCATGTGTAGCGTCTTGCCAACTCCGTAGCGTTCTTGAAGTTCGTCGGCTGGAACGCTGACCCCCGAAAAAAGTTCGGACTTAGAGGGCGGTGCGTTCAGCACAGCGTCCTGAAGTTGTTGGCTCCAATCGTTGTCTAACTTGCGCCAATTTTCGGTGTGGTCGGTTATAGACCACGCCCGTACCAACTTGTCAAGTGGGTGCTTCTGTGCTGAACCGCTTTCGCCGGTTTCGTACTGATTGCCGTGAAATGGGTGACCAGCGACATCTCCCTTGGCAACGGTCTGATTGCCATTTATCTTGTCGTAGTTCCAAACTACAATCTCGCCACCCATGCGCCAGCCGTCAAACCCTGCTGATTTCATAGCGTCGGCAAGGCGTTCGTCAATGCCACGGTAGTAGTCAATTCCATACTGACCCCTTGGCAATGGGAAGTATTTTGAGCCGTCTGCTCTCGTGGTCGCCGGTATTCCCTCGGAATTTGCTGCTTGCTCTAGAAGGTTGTTGAAGTCTTTGTCTGTTCCAAGACCTTCCAAAATGTCAAAAGAGCCTGTCGTCAAGTCGTTGATTGCGAAAAGTTTGAACGGTTGCCCTTCGGGGGCGTTCAACTGAAGAACACCGTCGCCCCTAGGAGCGTCCTCTGGGTATTTGACGGCAAAGACACCGCCATGCCCCCACCGGCTTTCACCTTCACGGAAAACGGGCTTGTCGCCGTTGTAACCGTGATAGAGCGTAGGAACTTCCATTGTGTGGCTCTCAATGACAGATTTTGGAATGGTGATTGTTCCCTTGCCACCCGTGTACTGATTACCGTGGAATTCGTGTCCTTGAACATCTCCCTTGGCTACTTTTTGCTCGTCATACAAAGCACTAAGAAGTTGGTAGTGAATTTGCTGTGCTTTTTCTTCGTCGCCTTCGCTTTGAGCCTTTTTTTCTTCATCAAGAAGTTTTTGCCATTTTGGTTGTTCGTTATCAACGCCTTTTGCCTTTTCAATCACGGCATAATGCGACAAGATTTGGAATGCCTTGATGAGTTTGTCAAGGTTGTCAATCATGTTCTGGTGCTGGGTGGTGAACTCAACCTCAGCGAAATCGCCCCACAGATTGACCAACTTGGGGCGGATAATTAAAAGTGCTTCAAGCGTCAAGCCATTGTTCCAAAGGCGTGAGATGAGTTCTGGTGAAGCCTCACGGGGGCGGAAATTACAGAGGGCGTGGTCAATGCCCACAATACGCCCGTCGTCGGTGTAGATGAGGTTTTTGGGGCGTCGGTCTGCGTTGGCTACGAGGTAGTCAAAGAGGCGCAAATTGTCGCCTTGGTGATTGTCGGGATAGTAATCCTCAATGCCGAGTTCCTCGCCCGTCTTTCCCTCAATGAAAGGCATAATGACCATTAGGGCGTCCTCGTCCACAAAGTGGCAGTCTCGTATAGGGGCGTTGATTGCGCCCCCTACAAGGGCAGATAGGTACTCCTGCGTGGCAAGGAGTTCTGCTGGGTAGAGGCGACCCGTCTTGTTGCCGTACCAATCCTTCAATTGCTTGGTGATACCGCCGGAGCCGTCTGCGAAAAGGACAAATTGGAACCCGTCATTCTGATTTCCCTTGAAACTACCGCCCATGGGGTAGGTTTTGGCTACCTCAAGCGAGGTGAATGTGACGAAGTTTGGCTGGAACACGCTTAAATCATACCCTTATTGCTCATGTAGGTGATTGCTCCGGTTTGGAACCTAGCCAGCATTTCCCCAAAACTTTCGGTGCGGTTCATTGAGGTGAAGGTTGGCTTTAGCGCCATAAGGCTGGCGTGGATACCTTCCAATTCCTCTCGGGTTGGTGAACCAAGAAGGTTGAAGTCGGGAACGGGAATGGAATTGTAGAAATCGCTCCCCTTTTCAGGGAAGGCAAACGAATGGTCAATTCCCACCAAAGAGCCATTGGTGGTTACCATAATGTTTCCGTGGTTGAAAAGTTCGCCGTCCATAAAACGGTCGCCATTTCCAACGAGTTGGTCAAAGAATTGAATTTTGTTAAGGTCGGCTTGCGCCTCTGGGGTGTCGGGGATTTTCGTTTCGTAGCCCGACTTGCCGTCAATCCATGGTGAAACAATCTTTCTTGATAGCCACGGCTGGTCGGCTGGGGCGTCGTTGGGTGGGTTTGCGTCAATCGCACCCATGGCTGGAACAAACTGTGCGTCACGGATTGGAATGTCAAGGGCTTTTCCGACTGCTGAAGCAAGAACTTCGTTTTGGGCTTGGGTCGTGTTGGCTGGGTCACCGTCATTAACATCTGCGCCAGCGATTGTTTTTACGCCAGCCAAAGTGCCGTCTTTCATCTCAACTTTTTGCCAACCCTCGTTGAACGCACCGCCAAGTTTCAATTTGTTGCCAATCACCTTGGCAACAAGGTTGTCTTTCAGAGCGACAAACTTTCCTTCTTTTGCGCCGTCCTTGACGGAAGAAGCGAGCCGAGAAATACGATTTGCTTTTGGTGATTGAGACTTGGGCGCTCGTGGCTTGCGATTACCGTTGGGGTTAAAGTTTCCTTCGGCGTCAATCCATTGGTTTCCGTGAAAAACATGACCCTTTACATCACCCTTTTGAACGAGAGCCTTGGTGAGGGTTTGGTCAATTTTGGCGTTGGTGATTAATGGGTTTTTGCCCGTTGCTCCGTTCGCTCCGAAGTCCTTTGGGTCAAGCAATGGGGTGCTGTCGTACACGCCCGTCGTGGTGGTTCCTGCGGTATCCCAATACGAGGGGTCAATCTTGGTGTAGGTGTTCGCTACCGAAACTTGTGAGCGGTCAAGAACCATGGTGTACTGACCGTATGGCGTGTCACGGGTCAGGGCAGAAACCCCACACAGCATTGCGGTGGTGTTCATGGTGCTGAGGTACCATGAAGTTTCACGGTTGCCCTTTACATCAAAATTTTTGAAGCCAGCGTCAGCAAGAAGTTGCTTTACCCCGTCTTGGTTGTAGTCAAAAGTTCGCTCGGCTCGGTCGTAATTCATAATGATTGCGTCTGGCAAAAGTTTCATACGCAACATGGCGTTATCTTCGCCGTTGGCGTATTGACCGGAAACCGAAGGTTCCTGCGAGGTGTAGTAGGCAATTCCGTAATCTCCACCACCAAAATGCGGAACGGGATTGTACGCAAAATTGGCGACCATGTTCTCTGCGGTGACACCCTCGGCTGGGCGATTAGCACCTGGGTTATTGATTTCTGTGCCAGATGTCAGACCCTGATACAAAACGGGGCTGTCAATCTTGCTGAATGCGGAGTTGCTCACAACCTTCGGTACGCCGTTCGCACCACCAAGCATTGCGATAGCCGTGATGTCGGCACCACCAAACGAATTGTCACCACCAGCGACCAACTCGGCTCGCAACTTCTCATAGCGTTCGGGGCTGGCGAGGATTTTGGAAAGGTTATTGGTGTAGGTTTCTACAAATTGGCTGGGAACAAATCCCTCAGCAAAATCACGCACACGCTGACGAAGTTCCGGCGACACGGTTGGCTCACCGCTTTCGCCTTCCTTGTATTGGTTTCCATGGAATGCGTGTCCAACCTTGTCACCCTTATTGATGAGCGAGTGCTGATAGTCGTATTGCGCCCGACCACCGCCAAAGCACGGGCGAATGTCGTCCATGGACTTGGAAACGCCGTCCGTGAATGAGAGGGTTGAGGGGTCTGCCCACTGAGGTGATAGGAGCGCACCCTTTTGTTCGGGGAAGCCACCACCGAGTTGGGTCATGACAGAGTTCTGACCACGGGTAGCGGTAGTCATGGCGAGGCTGGCGAGTGGTGAATACATGGTGGAGTGGGAAGCCCACGCTGCTTCTTCGCCGTGGCGGTCAAAGTCACGACCTGTCGCTGCGTGACCGAATGCGTCGTGGACGGCTCGGAACTCTTCAATTTCCCGATTGGAAACGAAGGGGTGTCCGCCCGTGCTATCCGCAGAGAGGACTGAGAGGTGGTGATTGTCAAGAATGTCCTGAGCCATTTCTTGCTCGTTCTTGTACGGGTCGTCCTTTACGACATCAACCTTGATACCGAGGGTCTTGGTCAGGTACTCAAACTGCTGATGAGTTTCCTTGGCGAACTGACGGTACGCAGGTCGTGCGCTCTCGTCCAACGACGGCAAGCCGACATACTCGTTGGCGATTGCCTTGGCTCGTTCGGGGTTCACCTGAACACGGGAATAGTCAATGTCTGGTCGGTTGATACCGTGGAGTTTGGCGTAGTCCGAGGCTCCCTTGGCGAGGTAGGTGTTTCCGCCCTTGCCACCCGTCCACTGATTTCCATGAAATTCATGTCCGGTTTTGTCGCCCTTGGCGACGACCTGCTCCTTGGGGATTACTGTCAAATGCTCCGCTGAAGGAACCACGGCGGAAATGTCATTGACAAGATTTCCGTTAGCGTCCACGGTAACGCCTTCGCCCTCATTGGAGTAGTAATAGCCATTTTTGGCGTTGCCAGCACTTAGGTTTCGTGTCATTGTGCTGTTGGCACGGTCATCACTAATCGGTGCGAGTGGCGTGTTTTTCATTGAACCCGTTATAGCCACGGGGAAAAGGTTTGGCTTGCTATCCATTGGGATAGGTGAACCGTCAGAATAAATTGCTCCACGAGAGTTGTACGCCCAATTAGGATTTTCGCTCTTGATTTGCTGTACCTGTTCCCATGTGTATTTGTTTCCGTCAGTAATCCATTTTCCGCTTTCGTCTTTGACGGGGTGTAGGTAATACGCTGGTTCTGGCAAGCGAGGCTTTCCGTCACCGCCAACAATCATGGTTTTGCCGTACTCTTGGTCGCCGTTCCAATCCTTACCGTCTGCTCGTTTGCCAATTCGTGCTTCAAGTGCTTCTTTCGCTGCTAGGTACCCACCGACATGAACACCGTAGTTAGCGACCTTCAATCCTGCTTTACCGTTTGGTGAACCGTGCCAATAAACCTTGTGACTAACTCCGTCAATAATGGTGTATTGATTTCCGTGAAAAGCGTGACCTTCTACATCACCCTTTGACACGCCCGTGGTCGGGTCGTAGCCGAACTCGTTGATACTGTCGGCGTTGGTGAATACGGTCTTGGCTGGCACCGTCATAGAGATGACCTTGCCACCGCCCACCACATTGCCCTCGGCGTGGTTTTCGGCGTAGGTCTTAGATAGCGTGACCCAATCTCCGGTGTTGATTGTGTCTACATCTTTGGGAACGCCACGATAAATGGTCACCATTGCGTCGGGATTTCCCTTGACAGCATTGATAACCTTTAGGCTCTCCCCGTCCGCCTTGTCGTCTCCACCGGAGCCGTAGTAGCGCAATGCCTTGTCGCTGTAAATGTCTGGTGGGTAGATTTGGTCTAGGGCGTGAAGTGGAGCGCAAAACCCGTCGTTGCTCGGTGCTGAATGGTCACGGCGGTACGAGACATCTTCCGTAGCGTCCACGGTCTTGTATTGGTTTCCGTGAAACTCGTGTCCTTCTTTGTCGCCCTTGGTGACCAGACGCAAGATGTTACGGAAATCCATGGTGCTTATTCCGGCTTCGGAAAAGTCAGGAAGTAGCCGTTAGACCAATTGTCGCTGAGGGTGCTGAACACGCCTTCGTCCGTCAAACCGGCACGGCGGTAGCGAGTGACAAATGGCTCCGCACAACCTTCGGCGTTGGTGATTACTCCCTTGGTCAGGGTCACGGAGCCAAGGGGATTGTTAGCGTTCTGAGCGTCCTGTGAGACGAAGATAATGGTACGGCTGTCGTCAGACTTGGTGATAGTGGGGTCGGACGACAACTTGTCCAGCATGGGGTCGCCACTGCTCAACTTGTCAAGAAAAACCTCGGAAGGCTTCCATGCGGAGCCGTTCCAAAACTGAGGTGATTTGCCGTCGTAACGGAAGTACGCTAGAGGCTTGTCGCCCTCAAGCGAAGTAAGTTGATAAAAAGTCCACGCCATTGCTTTATCCTACTCTCCTATTTTTGGGGGAATGCGCTACTAAATAGTCTGACGACACCCCGAACATCTCCCTTTTGTACGGGCTTGCCATGCCAAAGCGGTCTTTGTTCGCTTAGGTCGGAAGTAGGAAATGGGCGCTCCGCAATTGTTCCTTGCTGTTGGGCGTTTCCAAAGTAGCGAACCTCTACGGGTACCTCTTTCATGCCGAGTTCAACTGCTGCGTCTCGGCGGTGATTTCCCTCAGCAATAACCGGAGTTCCGTCGTAGTCCACGGTGATAAAGATTGGCTCCTTAATACCGTTTTTGGCAATGTCCGCTTTAAACTTTTCCCAATCGTCGCCCTTGTACATTCGGTGGTCAAATGGCTTCTCGCCCGAGGCGCCAAGCATGAACTTGATTGCGTCGGTGGGAATGGTTCCACTTTCGTTGCGAGTGATGTGGTCGTAGCGACCCGTTTTGCCTTCGTAGTCTTTGCCCGTTAGGTGAAAGCCAGCCCGACCTTCGGTGTACTGATTTCCATGAAACTCATGACCTTCTACATCACCCTTGTAGACCTTGCTTGCGTCGTGGTTCCACGCCCCAAAAGCCGGTTCAATTTCGCTAAGTGGCGGTCGGACGCTTTCGGGTATTTCGGAATACCGGACACGATAAGCAGCACCTGCTTGCTTTGAACCGCAGGTATCACCAACTAGTCGCCAAGAGCCAGCCCGTGCCTCTGGCGTGTTGGGGTCAAAGAATTTGTCCGAGCGAAGCACATTGCCGTTTTTCAAATCACGGAAAAGCCATGCTGTTTTTGGGTCTATGATTTTTCCGCAGTGAGCGCAAGTTGCTTCAGCCTTTTGCTGTTTGGCTTTGTCAAGATTGCGGTTGTAGAGAACATCATTGAATGTTCCAAATTCGCCACCAAATGCGCCACCAACAATTGGATACCGGCTCAGGTCGCCACCAATCCATTGGTTGCCGTGGAACTTATGTCCTTTGACATCACCCTTAAGAACAGGGGTCTGAGGGGGTAGCGGTGGGATTAGATTGTCTGGGGCAATGACACGAACAGAGACGAGTGCTTGATTGTAATTACGAGCGTTGATGTGGTCAATGCTTGTTACTTCCATTTTCAGGTCACGACCAAGCAAGAGTTCCGCTTCGTCCTTAACGCTAACAAATCCACCACCACTGTATGGGCTAGTCGGTCTAAATAGTGCTGGCACCCCTTCGGGAATTGTCATGAGCATTTCGGAACTTCTACTGCGCCCGAAAGAAGGCTTTGCGTCTCGCAGTAAATCCCAAGTTCTGTTGTCGTCTAGGTTGGTTAAACTTTCTTGGAAAAAAAGTTTGGGGTTTAGCGTTGTTGATTGGTAGGCAGGGTCGGTGATAATTTGACCAACCTTTAGGTCATTGACATTTATTTGCTTACCGTTTTCGTCCATAAAGGTGTTTCCGGTAAACCGAGCAGCGTAATAGGTTCCGTCAGTTGGTGTTGAGGCGAGTTGCTTATCAATTGAGTTAATTTCTTCCGCAACCCCTTCACGCCTATACTCTCCTGAAAAAATGTTGCCTATTGTGCCTGTTTGGTCAAAGTCTGACGCACTTCCATTGCGAAGCCACCTGTTCAAGGTGTCGTTTCCTATGGCAATGTATTTACTTACATCACTGTTGTAAGGAATTTCCTTCCACCTCGTTGTTTCCATTGCCCTTTTTTGCGAATTAAGCATTAAATTCATACGATTTCTGGCAATTTTTTCAATGCGTTCTTCTGCTGTTGTTGAACCCGAAATTCCTTCTGTCCACTGATTGCCATGAAAGGCGTGACCTTGAACATCTCCCTTGGTGATGTTACGAAGAATGGAAGCGAAGTCCATGACCTAGACCGTCCAAGTTTTTGGAGCGTCTACGCAAAAGTTCTGACCGTCCGACCAACCGTTGAGGCTTTCGTAAATCTCTTGGTCGGTGGTGTCTTGGTTGAGAACCGCCTTGTTCAGACGACGCTCATTGGAAACCCAAAACTCTCCGTCGCCCGTGAAGGTGGTGAACTTGCCGTTTTCTAGGGTAGCGGTACCCGTCGCACCGGCTTCGGGGTGTGCGAAGTCGTAGAAGTAAAGGACTTGTGCTGATTTCTTAACCGAAAGTTTGCCAATGCCCTCAACGCCAGCCGGAATTGGAACCGATTGCCACATGGAAATCATCTTGGCTTGACCGTCTGCGTACGCTTGCGACGAAGGGTCTAGCAAACGAACCTGCTCGTAAATGGGGTGAACTTCCCCAACCATGGCTTGGCTTTCGGGCGTGTGGAACTGAACCTCAAACTTTTGGTTGGTGGTGGTGTCACGGAACACGCAGTTAATCCCACGGTAGGAGTTTTGGGGGTCGTCGTTAAAGAAGTTCTTTACCTTTAGGGCTTCAAAGCCTTCGGTCTTAAAGTCAGCGAGCGACTTTGCTACTCCTTCACCAAACTTTTCCGTGGGGAATTGAAGGGTGTAGCGAACGGTGTCGCCAAGATTTTCTGCTGCTACTTGGAGCGCACCGGACTTGGTGTCAAGGTATTCCGAGGTGTCCTTTTCCAATTTGCGAGCGATAGAGGCTTCGTCTTTCAGCACAAATTCTGGCTTAATGCGAGTTGCTCCGTACTGCTTACAGGTTTCATCAATTTCTCGTGAGATTTCCGGCTCAGCCTTTTTTGCTCGTTGGTACAAAAGCGAAGCAAGTTGGCGAGCGTTGCGAGGTGGTGAACTTGGCTTGCCACCCTCTCCCTTACCGCCCGTGTATTGATTGCCGTGGAATTCATGTCCTTCTTTGTCGCCCTTGGCAACCGGCTTGCGGTACTTACCGCCACGACGCTTGTATTCCTGAACGACCCAACCGTTGGCGACCGCTGAAGGGTAGACATCAAACTTTGCCTTAGCGTCAGCCTTGACCTTTTCGTAGAGGTCGGTGTCTACCGGCTCACCCTTTTGGTCGCTGATAATGCGCTCGTACTTGTTCTTGGTGACTTCGCTCGGAGCCTTGCCAGCAGGTGCGCCCGTAGCGTCCATGTGGCGCAGTTGGCAAAAACCTTCGGGATTGTCAAGGTGTTTCCCAGCGATTGCTACGCAAGCGTCAAAGTCGCCCTCGGAACCCCAATTGATTTGACCGTCGGCACCGTCGTTGTACCACTGAATGAGAGCCTCGGCATTGCCAGCCTTGTGGATTTCAACCTCA